TTAAACTTCAATCACCTTAAAACTAATGATCTTTTCAAAAATCAAGTACTCCGTACTTTCATCAATAACATCTGCAAATTTGTAACAGTTATCACCGATTCTGCCAGTGCTATTAATCCATTCTATGAAGTTATTCGATTCGGTTTGTATTACTTTGTATTCTCGTTCACTGGAATCGTTCATTGTAATACGTAATAATACTTTGCTATCATCTACAGGCATCGCAACTGGTGTAGCAGAAGCTTCATTTGAATTGTCACTTTCTCTATCGGCAGTTACTGAAACCACCACATAATAATATGTAGTTCCATTCGTCACATTAATATCTGTATAGCTGGTATCAGCGACACCAGTGGCAATCGTTTCATATGTTCCACCCAATGTCGTAGAACGTTTTACGATATAACTGGTTGCTCCGTCAACAGCGATCCATGTCAAAACGATTTGTGAATCGCCTGCTGTGGCAGTTAAGTTTGTTGGGGATATTACCGATGTATCAGAATTAATCTCCAACAATGGCCTAAAGGTAACAGCAGACATCGTATCAGTATAGCCTTTATCGGGTTTATTATCTAAATGCGTAAAATTTTTATCATAATATACCGGAATATACATACTCCTACTATCTCCTGCTGAGTAATGCCATCTCATTTGATGGGCAATATCACTGTATTTTGCCCCACTCATATTACATACAGTTATACATACATTATCAGAAGCCTTAAAAGTTATACCATCGCTACTAATTTGCCCTGACGAAATATCATCTGATAATATCTCAGGATATTTCCAATGGAAATTTGGACTCTTCCAATCACAATACTCACTAATAGGTTCAATAGTTCCATGCCAAACACTCGTGCTTTGCTTGCTTATTTTTCCATCAAGTGTGCTATTGGTTATATATTTTGCAAATTCCTCTTGAGTTGGGCATCTCATTGTGCCTCCTTTAACTAATCCCATTGTATCGAGATCGGAATAACTGATACGCTGTACAATTCTTCTATCCGCTAACAATCTATTCCCATCAACTTTTAGAAAATAAAATACTCCATTCGCTGATGTCGGTGGAGTATTAACATCAATTTCGTCTAACTCATCAGCTTCCGATCCAACTTTATAATCTATTTTACCATCTTCTTGTTGCACTGAACATTTTATATAATCTCCTACCTGCATTTCATCAATTGAATTACGCAGTACTCCCGTTGTTTCAGGAACTCCCATTTTTACCAAACTCCTTTTATTTTATATTGAAAGTCAACATAACTACCGAACCTCTTATCTTCAATTTTGCCTGTCCTGTATATCGACTTTCACCTATATACATTCTTTTAACTCCGATTTTTAAACACCTAAAATAAAAAAATCCGGCATCGATACATTTTACTGTACCAATGCCGGATTTTTTATCATTTCAATATTCCATATATTGCAGCAATCGCAAATAAATTTCGTTGCCACGTTAATTTTGTAATTTTACTTTTTTCCTCTTTGGCGGATTGTTGCAAGGATTGATTCGCCTCGTTCAATGAGTTGTTCGCTTGATCCAGTGATCTTTTCGCTTTCGTCGATTCGATCTGCAGCTGAATCAACTGATTCTTTAGCGCTGTCAACTCCGTGTTCGATATTATCAACTGATTTTGTGCTGCTTTCAAGTCCTCTTTCGATTGCTCCAATTGATTCTGCAGCTCGTTGTTGTTGCTCTTTAGCTGACTGAAGATCTCCTGCAATTCTGTCAATTCCGCTTCCGACATCTGATACATCTGTTCTTGGGCCGAACAAGTACCATATTCCGAGATTGACAATAAGAATACTGCCAATACCAATAGCAATAGTTTTTTTATCAATTTTCAACACCTCCATAAATTTAACCTCCGTTAAAAAATTCTGATTCGTTAGAATTCCCTATGCAAAATAATCGGTCACGCCTCTTGCTATTGCATGCGCAAAATCAGCTTGTCTATTCGCAAGCAATTGTTCATCGTCATAGTTACTGATAAATGCAGTTTCAACTAACACAGCTGGACATTCTGTATGTTTTAAAACATATAAACCCTGCGAGTATTTGACTCCGCGATCGACAGTACCAAGTGAATTTACAATTTGATTTTGAATGTAAGAAGCTAAGGATTCACCTTCACTGCCTTGTCTATAACAAAACGTTTCTGTTCCTTTTGCAGTTTTATTCGTTGCCGCATTACAGTGAATTGATACAAACAGATCGGCACCAAATGAATTGCTGGCACTCGTGATATCTGCAAGCTCATTTTCTTGTACGAATAAAACTTCATAACCAACTGCTTCTAGGTCCCTACATACGATTTCTCCTATATTTTTCACTACGTCTGCCTCCTGCAGAAAGGTTCCTACTGCGCCGCTATCTAGACCAGGGTAATGCCCTGCATTAATACAAATTTTCATTTTCAACACTCCTATCTGTTTTTAAATTTATTTAAAGTAAGACTTGCTTTGTCACGTAAGAAATTAAGTAAATCATTTGCCTGTTCTATCCCTGCATCACGAAGATTCTCAAGGATACTGATTGCTTCGGTGATAGCTAAGTACACCCATGTAGCTTTTAACAAGACAGGGTTTTCATCTGAAACAACGATTAATTCATCTGCCTTGACTGCGACAATTGTTAAGATTACGTATACTAAGATTTTCCCAGTAAAACGATGCTTCATAGCATTACTGTTAATATACCCTTCACGAATTGCTTTTGGTATATCTGTTATACAGCTAAATAAATCGGTTGATTGCGCATTTTCAGATAAGTGCTCGTAACAGATTGCGATCCATCTTGTTAGCAAATCAATAAATACTAATGTAACAAACGCAGTTAAAGCGCTGCCGTGAATACCGGTTAAAATCGGTACTACAAAAGCAATCATTGCTTTGATCACCCATACATCCAGCAATCCTTGAATCGCTTTACATATCGATATCCATACTTCATTAAAGTTCAAAATAATCACTCCTTGATTTTTAGTTCTTACTTATATACATTCTTTTAACTGCTATTTTTAAACACATAAGAAATAAAAAGAGTGAAGATTTCTCTCCACCCCTTAAAAGTATTATTTCTTCACTATCTGTACATATAATGACATCTGATTAGCTTCTGCTTAGAATCCAACAGCAAACCAATAATACTCTTGATTTTTCCAACTTAACGCAGAAAAACTAACATTTGATACATTATAAACATAATCTAACCCACTCGATGATTTCCCCGACGCAATTGTATTAACTTCGACGCTAACGCATTTATTCGGAAAAGGAACAGGAAAATTGATTGTCGTCCACTCCTCAGTTCCACCTTTACCCCATTGAAAAATCAAACCATTTGGCAACTTAGTCCAGCCATGATCAGTTAGACTACCAGTTACACTCCCCATCTGAGATAAAGTATTAATTTGCTCTTGTAAATTTTCATCTGTTTTAACTCTGGCACTAACTTCTGCCTGGAGATCTTCTTGTATTTTTTCATCTGCATTACTGCGATCTGTAACCTCTTTATTAATTTGATCTTGTAACTGCTGCTCTGCTATTCCTCTCGTTTTAGACTCCTCATCCAATTTCAATTGTAATTCTGAATCCCCGGTGGTTCTTGCTACAACTTCTTTAGAAATTTGATCTTGAAGATCTTTATCTGCTGAGCTCCTTGCATTCGCTTCAACGTCAATAGCTTCCTGTAACTTTCTATTTTCGTTGATACGATCAGTGATTTCCGCATTAAGCTTGTCCTCTAAATTTTTATCGGCTTCTTTTCTTTCTTTTGTTTCCATATCAATATTGTCTTGCAGTTTAGTATCAGCGTCTGTACGAGCCGCTGCTTCTGCCTCGATCTGTTTTTGAAGCTCTTTATCTGCTTTCGTTCTTTCTGTAACTTCCTTTGTAATTTGTTCTTGTAAATTCTCAATCTCTGGAACGACACTTGGATCAAATTTACCATCATTCCCTAATACCGCAAATTTGCCAATGTCTTTTTTCCCTTCTGAAACAACTACAAATTCCTCATTCACATTTACTGTTCTACTCATGTAAAAATCCCCCTAAAATTTTATCTTAACCAATATAGCCAAAGACCTCTTACGTTCAAATTTTTTATCTTGTATATCGGCTTTCACTTATATACATTCTTTTAGGAACAATTTTTAAACACAAAAATTAAATTTATTTTAGATATGTGATTTTATTTTTCTTATCTATTGATTTAAAAGCAGGCATTTAAATTTTTATCTACTTTTAAGATTAATTGCTACAATTCGCAGAAGGGCATAAAAAAAAAACGTCCTCTAAAGGACGTTAACTAGCAGCAACAAAAAAAGCCACGCGAGGCCTTGTGATTACTAATGGCAGAGAGGGAGGGATTCGAACCCTCGGTACCTTGCGGTACAATTGATTTCGAGTTATTTTAGGAGTTTTTCAAGCCCTTTGGCAGCCTGCTTTATAGTGTTTTTCTTATAAAAATAAGATTTTTACTATGTATAACTAGTCATATCTAAAAATAAAAAATTTTATAGGCTGTCAACAGGCTGTCAGTTAGTTGTTTGATTGATTAGTTTTTTACTTAAAGTTTAGACAAAAAAGCGGAATCTAAGTACGAGATTGTACCTAGATTCCGTCTTTTTAATTATGAGATTTCAATTACCTCGAAACTAATGATCTTTTCGAAGAACAAATATTCTTTACTGTTTTGCAAACCAACCGTTTTATCGAATACATAATATGCGTCTCCCGTATCAACAGTACGATTACACCAAGTAATAAAGGCTTCTACCTCAGAAATACTTAATTCGTACTCACGTTCACTGGAATCATTCATTGTAATACGCAATAAACAATTCTTTTTAACTGGTTCTGGATCAAAATTTTCTGTCCAACGAGCAATTCCTTTTGAAATACGAAGCTCATCAATATAGCCATTGAAAAATTGCGCTGCTTTATATAAACCAATATTTATAGTCTCATCAGAACTGAATACTGTTGATGAATTATTTAAACTATCTTTTAAAATACCATTTTGAAAAGCATAAAAAGTTCCAGAATGACGAACCAATGCATAATGTGTCCATGCACCAAAAATAGCACTTCCCATTGGTCTACCTGATGCTATATCCCATGTTGTCCCATTAGATGACATCCACCATGTTACATCACCATGACTTGTAATATCGCCACTATGCCCAATAGAAAAAACACGCTTAAGAACCCCATTAGTATTACTACTCCCAAGAATTACTTGATTAGCACTTGAAGTACCCTTTCTATATTCCCACCAATCAATAGTAAAATCGTCGGTGCCAAAATTAAAATGATCGGAATACGGAGTTGTCAAATAGCTACTCCCATCCAAATATAAACTTTTCCCACCAAACTTACTTTGATCCGCTGATATTACCGGACTCCCATTAGCCGTCCAAACCTTCCCCGTTTCATCCTTAAAATCCTCATTAAAATGTAATAAAGATACTGTATATTCGTCTAATTTATACATAATTACTACCCCCAATATTTAATATTTAATAATTAATTGTTCAATGGTATTACTTTAAAACTAATGATTTTTTCGAAAGCTAAATATTCTTTACTGTTATCGACAATATCACTTAATTCATAACATGAGTCTCCTGTTCCAAGTGTTCGTTTATACCAATTAACAAACTCTTCTACTTCTTTGATAGCTAAACGGTACTCTCGTTCGCTTGAATCAAGCATCGTTACTCTCAATAATACTTGATCTGATTTATCATCTGGATTATATGGTAAAAGTTCGCCAGTTTCATCAATGTCGATTGCATCTATAGCAAAATATCCTGTCCCATCATTCACTATTTTCACACTATGTTCTTTATCTTCTAATTCTTTAACTTCAAAATCTAAACTTTGGGTAACTTCACTTTTAGAAATATATTGATCTATTACTCCAGCTTGAAGATTATCAATATAAACTAAAATAGATGATGACTTGTCTTGATATCTATCCCCAATCATTCGTAACTTAGTTCCCCGAAAGTTAAACTGTGCGCTATCGCCAGTTACTTTGCTCTCCTTCATTGTGCCACCAGAATAAATTCCAACCTCGGCTTTCGCTGGAGAAACCCATCCTGATCCATTATAAATTATATTAGAATTTGTCTCCTCAACTCTTTTCCAACCTTCTTCCGGTGCTAATAATTGTTGTCCTACTGTTGCCATTTTACATTCCTCCATAAATAATTTATTTTGAAAACCAACATAACTACCGAACCTCTTATTTTCAATTTGTTTTGTCCTGTATATCAGCTTTCACCTATATACATTCTTTTAACTTCGATTTTTAAACACCTAAAATAAAAAAAATCCGGCATCGATACATTTTACTGTACCGATGCCGGATTTTTTATCAATTCAATATTCCATATATTGCAGCAATCGCAAATAAATTTCGTTGCCACGTTAATTTTATAATTTTACTTTTTTCCTCTTTGGCGAATTGCTGCAAGGATTGATTCGCCTCGTTCAATGAGTTGTTCGCTTGATCCAGTGAGCTTTTCGCTTTCGTCGATTCGATCTGCAGCTGAATCAACTGATTTTTTAGCGTTGTCAACTCCGTCTTCGATATGATCAACTGACTTTGCGCCGCTTTCAAGTCCTCTTTTGATTGTTTCAATTGATTCTGCAGCTCGTTGTTGTTGCTCTTTAGCTGACTGAAGACTCCTTGCAACTCTGTCAACTCCGTTTCGGACATCTGATACATCGGTTCTTGGGCCGAACAGGTACCATATTCCGAAGCTAATAATAAGAATACTGCAGATACCAATAATAATAATTTTTTTATCAATTTTTGACACCTCCATTAATTTAGCCTCCGTACAAAAATTTTTATTTGCTAAGGTTTTTTATGCAAAATAATCGGTCACGCCTCTTGCAATTGCATGCGCAAAATCAGCTTGTCTATTCGCAAGCAATTGTTCATCGTCATAGTTACTGATAAATGCAGTTTCAACTAACACAGCTGGGCAGTCTGTATGTTTTAAAACATATAACCCTTGCGAGTATTTGACCCCGCGATCGACAGTACCCAGTGAATTTACAACTTGATTTTGAATATAAGAAGCTAAGGATTCACCTTCACTGCCTGACCTATAACAAAACGTTTCTGTCCCCTGTGCTGATAAATTTGCTGCTGCATTACAATGAATTGATACAAACAGATCAGCACCAAATGAATTGCTGGCATTCGTGATATCTGCAAGCTCATTTTCTTGTACGAATAAAACTTCATAGCCAACCGCTTCTAAGTCGCTACATACGATCTCTGCAATGTTTTTTACTACATCTGCCTCCTGTAGAAATGTTCCTACTGCACCACTATCTAGACCAGGGCAATGCCCTGCATTAATACAAATTTTCATTTTACGACTCTCCTATCTGTTTTTAAATTTATTTAAAGTAAGACTTGCTTTGTCACGTAAGAAATTAAGTAAATCATTTGCCTGCTCTATCCCTGCATCACGAAGATTCTCAAGAATACTTATTGCTTCGGTGATAGCTAAGTACACCCATGTAGCTTTTAGCAGAACAGGGCTTTCAGATGATATAACAATTAATTCGTCTGCCTTGACTGCAACAATTGTTAAGATTACGTATACTAAGATTTTCCCAGTAAAACGATGTTTCATCGCATTGCTGTTAATATACCCTTCACGAATTGCTTTTGGTATATCTGTTATACAGCTAAATAAATCGGTTGATTGCGCATTTTCAGACAAGTGCTCGTAACAGATTGCGATCCATCTCGTTAGTAAATCAATAAATACTAATGTAACAAACGCAGTTAAAGCGCTGCCGTGAATGCCGGTTAAAATCGGTACCACAAAAGCGATCATTGCTTTGATCACCCATGCGTCTAACAGTCCATGAAACGCCTTACATATTGATATCCATAACTCATTAAAATTCAAAATAACCACTCCTAAAATTGTTTTCTTATTGGTATACATTCAATTTGATTTCTGATTTTAAACATAAAAAAAATAGACGTTCTCACGTCTGCATGGTTCTCTTGCTCTATTCACTATAATCTCCTAATAATTTAAATCATCTTTTGTCCTTCACTATAATTTATCTTGTAATCACCGTCGGTTTTCAATGTAACCCTCAACAGATTATTCCTAGGATATCCGTAAATATAATCTGTGCCATGTATTGCTTTGTCCCACGAACCTTTCATATCTACCTGCATGGATAAACTATCTATTGCTGCTGTAGATTCATAAAGTTCTTCTCCGAGCAGAAAAGCGAATCCAATCCCCTTAAAATTACCTACAGTTAATTCATCCCATTTATCTCGTTGAATACTTGACATCTTATCATAACTAATTCCAACTGTTTTTAACTCATCAAAATTTTCAATATCCTCCCACGAATTAGTTGAAAAATTAAATACTTTATAGTGCTGTAAATCTGTTGTTACCATAAATCTTATATTAGAGGAATCAATCATTCCTTGCACTACAGGAGGAACAAAATCAGCTGTCCACCTTGCCAATCCCCTTGTCACTCTAAACTCATCAAGATAGACATTACCATTAACATCAAAAACACCAACAGTAACGGGAAAACCCGTACCTATGTTTGTATTAACAAAAGGTAAACTAGATACAAGATGATAGAAACTAACACCATTTAAATAACAATCAATATTTGAACCATTTCTGACCAATGCAACATGATTAAATTGATTTAAATTTATGTTTGGTGAATAAATTGGACCTATGCCCCAAGAAGAATTGTTAAAAGACATATATAGCCTAATTCTTCCTCCATCAAGATATAAATGGAATGGGGTTACTTGAGTAGTATTACCAGAACCATATCTAAAAATTGACCCAGAGTCAGTATTTGATTCTGCGTATATTTGAAAATCAATAGTAAAATTATCTGCCCCAAATAAAAAATCAGTGTTAGGTGCAGTTAAATAATTTCCAAGAGTAATTTGAAAACTCTTACCTCCAAACTTACTATGATTAGCGGAAACAGTTGGTGTACCAACCGTTGTCCATGCCCTCCCTGTTTCATCTGTAAAATCATCATTAAAATGAAGCAAAGACAAATTATTAGCTGTATTAGTTACTAGATTAACTTGATCTATCCCTTCAAAACTATCTAATAAAAGTAATTCTTTAAGAATTATTAATTTATCCTTAGGCACTGCATTTAATATAATGTCTGGTAATATAATGTCTGGTAACTCAGAATCAGGCTCTCCTTGGTAACAACACCTTCTTGGCCTTGCAGAACCTATGCCTAATTGTTCTAACTCTTTTTGAGTTGGGCATATGTCTGTTCCGTAGTTATTAAATAAAGAAACTAATTCAGCATCAGTAGAAGGTATACCAAGATAACTCCAATTACCAGGCTTGTTACTATAATACCCCTCTACAAAAGAGTATTGACTTGTGGGAGGAGTAAAGGTAGTGTTTATAGCCCATCTTTCCTTGGAAGAAATTCTAAATTCATCGATATAGCAATCTGCTGAAACAAATCCACCAACATTCCAAAATGAGGATGTTCTTGCACCAAAAACAACATTAGTAATGTTCTCACGTGAGGGACGCTTTTCAGAAGCATTTCCATTTCCTACTATTTGACCATTTATTCTAATTTGAAACCTTAATATGCCATTACTTACATAAAGATCAATAGCAAAATGATTCCATGTGTGTAAAGGAACCCTATTTAACCACTGATTTTCATGTAGGTTCACAGCATTATGAATACCAGCATTTGATCCTGTACCAAAATAAGTATCCCTCACCCCTAACATTAAGCATAACCCATACGTACTATAATTCATAAAGTACAAATAATACAGGCCTGCTAATTCCAAAATAAGATTCCTAGAGCCATTAGAATATGATTTAAAATTCATCCAAAAATCAATCGTGTAATATTCAGTGGATGTCCCGGGATACCCAGATATAAAAGGTATTTTTAGCGTTCTATTTAAATAAGTAGTTGGGGATATATTTAAACTTCCTTCTCCAAATTTATAATTTTCAGTGTTTACTGTCACACCACTATTAACATCAGATGATATATTGTCTACAATATCAGTAAAAGAAGAATCGTTACAATGCATCATTACCACAACATTGTCATCAATACCACCGCCTTCAGTCTCTACTCTCGCTAACCAATAATTATCCTCTATTAAATAATCCGTGGGTGGTGTAAAATCTGCTGTCCATAAAGCCTTACCTTTTACAACAACTAGATCATCTAAATAACCAATAGTACTATTTGTGCCCTCACGAGAGTCACCATTCCAATGTCCGACATATAAGGAACTACCAAATGCTAGAACATTGCTATTTGTGAAAGTTCCTACCTGAGCACCATTAACAAATACACGATTGATTCCCCCTTGTCGCGTAAAAGCAATATGATTCCACTGTGCTGTTGGGTTTGGTACCTTATCAACAAAACCATTATTGCTTGATCCTATTCTAATAGTTAACTTGTTGAATTGTGTATCATCACTTAACTGTATTGTATTTTGAGAATTTGTTCCCCCTAGCACAATACTCCAGCTTCTACTACCAATAGACATTCCTGTTCTTTTATTCCAAAAAGATATTGTAAAATCTCCTGATCCAAAATTAAAATCACTTATGTTTCCAGAAGACAAAGTAAAATATTTACCCACACCTGTAGCCCCAAAAAATGCGGCCCTGCCACCGAACACTCCCGGTTCATTAAAAGTTACACCACTATTAGTCCACGTGTTTTTTATATCATTTACCCCGGAATCGTTAAATCTCATATTAACTAAAACTGTTCCAACTAATCCCCCACTAATATCCGCAGAATCAACTAATTTAAATTCTGTATCATCAATGGTAGTGTCTTCTGAATACTGCCCCGGGCCTGTGAATGAATCCACTTTTGTCATTTTATATTCATATCGCTTATTCAATCTAACAGTTCCATCAAAAGTTACATATTTATTCGTGTTGGCGTCTACGCCATCAACTGTAAATTTACTACCATCCCCTGACGAAAAATCAAACTGATTAATGATCTGATCCTGCAAACCAGGCGCAAATTTCAGAATTTCTACAGGCGGTAAATTAAACGTTAAGGGGTTATTAATTATAATTTCAACTAAGGTACTCCCGACTACACCTAATTTAGTTACCTGTTTAAGCGCTCCTGCCGATCCGCCACTATTTAATGATCTCCATTTTTCACTACCAGGTTGCATATCATCTGCAAAACTATTGCTAGATACCTGCTGTAAGTTAGACAAATAGATCATATCATTATAAACAACAGCTTCATCAATCCCATACTGAGCTTGGGGTTTCCAAGCAGATATAACAGCGCCCTTACTTGCAATCACTTCCCAATAATTATTTTCAACATTATTATAATCAGTCTCACTTGTATGGGCTGTTACACATCTAATAATACTTGTTCCCTGTATAGCAACTTCATGAATATTATAAAAATGGTTTGGTTTCCAATCATCAATATAGCCAATTGTTATTAGATCATACATTGCAGGAGTAAATACTGTGCCGCTTGTATGATTATTTTTTGTTCTATATAATAAATTTTCAAATGTCAATAATTGATTTTTTGCATAGAAAGTACTTGGTTGCCATTCTTCTGCACCCCCTACTATAACTCTACCGTTATACATAAAATTTCCACTTGTATCTTCACTAATTTTATCTACCTTAGCTTTATCGGTATCAATATAATCATTCGTAGACAAGTCCTTCCCTGACACTTTATCTACTTTTTTGTCCAATATTACCATGATCGCAGAAATAACATTATCATCATCGGCTAATGCATCTGCAATTTCTTTTAACGTATCAAGTGCTTCCGGCGCGCCATCAATCAAATCAGCTATTTTTGTATCTGTATAGGCTCTCGCATCTACTGAGGTTATTAAAGAATCTAATAATACTTGCAATCCTGTAATTGCGCTAATTGGGTGCGCATTATCCACACCACGACCATTTAATTTGTTGTGTATAGTTACACCTTCATTGACAAGCTTTCTAAGTTTCCATACAACAGTACCGTCAGTAAAGTTCATTTCTTCGACGGTACCTGCTGGCGGCGTATTTCCACTTGTGCCGGGTGTTACGCATTCCCATACTCCCCAACTCGGAATATCGTTTACTCTGACAAGATGGTCAGCTTGGTAATCTGTATTTGCCTTCCATGATTCAAAGTGCATTTTACTTGTTTCATGTCCAATTCCTAAAACTTTATCATCGATATCTGAGACAATATTATTGATTGTTTCTCCTGCGAAAATATCGCTATCTTCCATTAATCGAAGGTTTAATTTCTTGGTTGCTGACATTTATACCACCTCATTCTCCACTTAAAGTTTTTCCGATGTTAATGAATCCGCTATTCTCAAGTCTGTAATAAATCGCATCACCTGTTTTATCAGGATTATAATAGGTTTGAAAAACATAATTATCTTCCGGACTAAACTCTACAAGTCCATCATTAGCAGCATCTTCAAAGCTGCGTTTAAACATATAAAACTTGTTCGGTAGGATTGAAACTCCGTCTTGGTCCAACAAAAAAAGACCGGCCTGTTCAGGCTGATCTCCAGCAACTTTTTTACCAACTACAAGAAGCGGTGTTCTATCAATCATGCAATAACTACTATCTGTTGTAAAAGTACCGGCTTGAACAAATACCCTATCACTAGAAACATTGGCTTGTATGAATTCAGCAATATCATCTTGTAAATTATCGGATTCTTCCAATACCGCTACGATCGTTGGAGCAACCAGTCTAAAATTTCTAACCTGCGCTTGATAAGATTCTAAGCCGTTACTGTCAACTTGATAAAACTCTATCGTCGCTTCCTTCATCATGCTGTTTTTAAAATCATTGCACCAATTTTGCCAGGTATAAATAAAGTTCTGACTTGCATCTTCGGTACCTTCCAAATTTGTATCGCGATCAATAACATACTGATTGTTTTCAGTATCGTTATATATTTTAGCGATAAAGTTAACATCTTTGTTTATAATCTTTTCCGCTGTGTAGTAATTTTTTATATCATCCTGGGCAACGGCTCCAACATTATTAAACTTATCTCTTGGAGTAAATCTGAATTTAACTTGTGTACCGCAAAGCCCGTCCCCATAACGTGTATAACCAGATTGATTTGGATAATTCATGACACGTAAATATCCTACTGGGCTTGGACGCTGCGCTCTGTTGTTGGTTTCCAAACGTCTTATCTTTGATGCATCAAAATCCTCCGCTACATCTACAGAGGCCGTCGTGATATTATACTGCTCTGTCGTTGTTTCCCCAGCTTTACAAACGAAAGTTGAACCAGTCACATTGCTCATCTGATCAGTTCTTAAGAAATATACAAGCTCATACTGTTTATGCTGCGTCGGTACTGTATCCATTACGCCTCTCATGATGCCTTGAATCATGAAATTACCGTTTGGTAATCGATTAATGGTGCTATACGCCATAATCTCATCGCCAATCATCAGCATTTTATTCCCGACTCTTGCGGCAGATATATCTGCAGTCGCATAACTTTCTAAGTACTGTATAACGTTTCCGTTACCCATTTCCTTAATTTCAAATCCATTGTAGTCCCAGTACTCAGTATCTTCCCTATACGCAACCTGCAGCTCTGCAATCGCACTCCACATACTTTTTCGCGATGTTGGCGTAAATTCCGTAGCAGCTTGTTCTTTTCTCCAGACCTTCCATTCCGTTGTAATGCTGGTTGGTCTGGCAGCGATACCATATACATATGTATCTTTGCTGTAGGAAAGTTCATAAGGAACTTCAATGAAATCATAAAATGAAACACCGGTTGGGTACTGCACAATCGGCTGCCACCCACTACCATCGGATGGTTTTAATACGCCTGACTCGAATCCAAAGACATCTTCAACACATTCTACTTTAATTTCCCCATTGATCATATCTCCGTGATCTACATCCGTAACTCGCATAACAAGACGTTCTATGCCATAAGGTGGCCAGCTTAATACCACAGGATCACCAATCTGCACTTGAGCAAGGCTTCTATTACCGATAATACTTGCAGTCGAAAGTGGATAAGCCTGCGCGGTCAGTTCACGTTCTGCAGCAGTCAATGCATTTTGTGCAGTCGTAAATAAGGTATAATCATATGTTTTATTTGTTCGAGTATTTGTTATTGCAATATTCGCATTGTCGTATCGCGGTATTGTGGAGTTTTCATACAGATTTGTAGAATCGGTAAATGCCACCGTAATATTTGAAACAGTTTCCGACCAATCAAGTCTTGAAAATTCACAAGATGCGCAATTGTTGGTGCTTAACTTAAATAAATTGCTAACTTCATAATCATTTCTGATTAATTTAAACGTTAACTTTCCTGTGACCGGATTCAAAAACCTAACGGCATTTATATGGTTGCAAATCTGTGTTATAAGTTCTTTTGCCGTTATTGTTGAATCAATTATACCCGATATGCCCAGTCCCTCTCCGTCAATGCCGCCTCCTAATGTAATTGTAAATTCAGGAGAAAGTATTGCATAAGTTTGATTGTACAATACATCAGCTTTTACTAGTCTACTTGCAAGATTGTCATTATTGATAACATTTACAATATCCTGGGCAGAGGTTTCAGGAATTTCATCATCATTACGTGAGCAATAGATTGTAATCGTATGTCCTACTACATCACACCGTGTATCACCGCCGGCGTATTTAGGGCCTGTCACTTTAATTGTAATGTCATCGTATTTTGTCCCTGGGTAAATTGCCGTGAATTTTACAACCGGCGTTTTTTCAGTATCAGTCTCATTCATGAGCAATTCTAATACGCCTGAAGCATATTCTCCATTGCCGAGTTTTTTTCCTACTTCAATTAAAGCCTCTATATCAAGCTTATCAGGAGATTCATTTAGTCCCCAGTCTTGATTGATATAGGCTTCATAAATTACTTCGGCCGGATTGTTGTCTTCACCAACGGCACCTAAACCTAATCCATCATAAATATTTTGGACTTCAATCCAAGTTTCAGGAATTGTTGCAGACTTGCCGATATAGGCCTGCGGTACAACGATGGTAAGAAAAGACCGATAGACTGGCGTAAGCCCACGAAGTTCTGCCTGCACACTATCTGCACGCATTTGCTCCACCATCCAAGGGTCTTTTTGCTGTACTTCATCACCAAAATATACATTCATATTGCCGATAAAACCACCTGATTCATCTGGTCCACCAAATAACTGATCATCATCTATCGTTAGGATTTTGCCGCCAGGACAATCAGACTTTGAGATATTCCCTTCCCAAGCCAGGTTTTCTCTCATGTAAATCTTTTTTAATTTGATGTTGGGACCTGTCCAACACAATATAAGCTGGTAACCTAAAAAATATTTAAAACCTTTTTGTATCGTAGTTTTAAGATTCCTGCCATTGATAAGCCAAGATAAAAGCCACATAAACAAAGCGTTGATAAGTGGTCCAGTTAGATCATCTTTGAATTTTGCCTCTGTAGATTGACCTGTTACTTTTGTACTAACTGAACCCCCCTCCCCACCTTTTACGCTTCCATCTTCTAAATTAGCATCTACCTTTGCCGCCCCTACTTGATGACCAGTAATCGCTGCTTTGATATAATTTACGATCAATGAAAACACCATCGGCCAAGCTGAAAATTGAGCATGCGCAGCGTAGGTTTCTGTATAAATATCTGCTCTAAAATCACCAAAATGAGAAACCAATGGTTGTTTTAGTAAAAATGTTCCGAAACCGACCGGAATTGGTTCTCCAACTCTCGTAGTACTTGCGGTTACATTTAAATCATCAGCCGTATTTGAATCGGATGAACTACTGGACCTTTTATTTAAAAACTTCAAAGCCCAGGTGGTTAATCCCCAACCGAGAAAAGTATTTATATTCATTTTTTATCACCTATATATCGATTGTGCCGACAAATCCATCTGTATCTCTCTGCACAACCAAAGTATCAATCCAGTATGCGCCTTTGCCAACAGGATTTTTTTCACTATCCGTGGGTGGCGTATAGGGACACCCATAAAAATTATCTGTATTTCCGAATTTTACAGCGCAGGTTTTAAACAATGCATCACACCCCGGAACGATAGTAAACTCGCCTGTACGAATACTTTCGCTTAACGGGTATTTTATCGTTATCGTATCGCCTTTATGCATAGCTACCGCTCTAATGTTGTTTCCTAGCCAAACCATCCCGCCAACAAAGTACCCTTCCGTAAATTGCAAAAATTCATCGGATTGAATGGACAATCCTGCTATATTTTTTATTGTACACTTAACTTTGTATTGCTCTATATCCAGCCTGCAATTATGGTCGAATAATCGGTTGTTGCAATGATACTCAAGTTTTCCGTTTGGTATTTCTTTATTTAGATAATTTTCTTGTGTAACAGAGATTTCTGCCTGACTGCCGTTAAAATTCACCTGCGATACTGTACCTTCTAAAACTTTGTCAAACTTTGTGAGGTCTTGACGATGTGCTCTGAAAATACTTAGATTCACTCTGCCCTGCTCCGGTGGACTTCCCTGATACAACATAGCTATATTATTATCTTTCTTTGTAGAGATCGTTGTTACGCCATCCTCGGATGGTTTGATATTTCCTCGCATAATATAATCGTGATAAAAGACCTCATCATTGCCATCTATGGACAAAGTTATATCTTTCACCGCCGAGGTGTAATTATAATTTAGACCATCATACGTAAATCTGTAACACTCAATAGGCCTGCCATGATAAGCAGACCCTTCATAATTCGATATATTACTGTCGTAACTCAAACTAATACCTCCTTCAATGCTATTTTTGCTGATCCGACGCCTGTCGTATCATAAGCAATTTCTAGAATATCTGATGCTAATCGATATTTGCATAAAAAGCTAATCATACGTACATCGTTTATACGCAAATCGCCAATGTTGTCACCGAGCAGAATCTTGCCGTGTTTGATATTCTTACTATCGATATACGTGGAAAAACCAACAATACTGCTTGTTATCGTCTTTCCATTGTTTAGAAAAATAATTAAGTTTTTCCTTGTTGGCAGATCTGAATAATACCTGTAGAAATCGGTTAGTTGCGTCGACAAAAAAGATTCTGAACTCAGTTTATCCTTATCTAGCGTAATATCATTTAGCCATGTTGGTGCGTAAAATGGTACCAAGCAACCTTTACAGCGAAAGAAAAATCTTTGCAGATTATTAGTCTCTTCTACATCGAGCGTTATATATTCTATCTCACGATTTTCAGCAATAAGATGACTTTTCATATCGTAATAAAAGCTACCGGTTTCATTATCCAACTTTTCTACGTTTTTTTCATAAGCCATGTCAATCTCTCTCGACCATGGCGGCCAAAGCTTAAATACTTCCAGATCGTTATATTGATCCGGCAACTTTATATTATCCAGGATAAAATTATCATCATCCCTATACGTCATATAGTCATAAGAAGGGGGTAAGGTCATTCCGTAATCTTGCGGGACAATCTCAAAATTCATTGTTAAGTTTGTATCATTACTGAAAAGCGCATTTAAATCATTTGAATCCTGGATCACTGCAGTAAACACGGGACAAACAAAATCCCCTTTCTTTCTTGCAGCCGCACTGAATTTTTTTAGTTTAATTGCACCGCTTGCTGATACGTTGACAATATCATAATAAGATCCACCGCCATTGATTTTATCTCCATAGGAGAAAAAAACTCCGCTGATATCTCTATAGGTCCACAGATATCTTTTATCGGCCTGATAATAATAATCTCCACGATTTATGTCTTCCTGGATGGTGTGCAGTCGATGCCAGGCTGGAATTTTAAAGGTGTTGTTTTGTCTTGATATAATCAGCATTCTTAAATATTGAGATTGCCATGTATCCACGCTGACATAATTAAAAGAGAAAAACCGTCTCGGCTCTTCTCTTAATGCAGCTCTTTGTTCAGTTCCATCATATGCAGTATGGATCTGCGTTTTAAATTCAAATCTTTCAACAATATTTTCATTTGCCATATGATCTACCCCCAGTTTGGCGAAAGGCCAATTACATTCGGATCATTACCTTCATCATCGCCAGGATTGTGTGGGTCTTGTCCTTCATCGTCAGGGAAGATAAAAAAATTGGTCATTATATACCAGATCATCCAAGGTTCATATACAGGACGATTATTCATAGTTTCCTCATTTCTCAAAATCGGCTGCAAGTGCGGATATAAAAGATCTGTAATAATAGCCAACACAATCAAATTGGTCATATTGTTTATAAAGCCTTGTTTAATTTTTTTCACATCATTTACTATTAAATTATCTTCTGCAATATATATTTGAGGATAATTTATTTTAAAAGATATATTACTCAATTTTGCACTAACTGCATTTATAATTTCTTCTACCGTGATGTTTCTTACAATATCCCTGCCAACATCGTAGTATGTACTTCCGTTTGCTAGGCGCTTGCTTAAATCAAAATGATATACACTTTTAATATATCGATCAAACTCGCCCCATAAGAATTGCTCTGTACTCGCATGGCCCAATTTCTTTAGTAAATAAACGACAATAAAAAAAGATGATACATCTGTAGCACCTGTAAAAATGATTCTAAACTGATGACTTTCTATGATTGCCTTGGATATAGCTAAGTCGGCCCATGAACGAATATTTGTTTTTTTAAGTATTGTGTTTCCGTCAGTATCCTGGATCACAAACATTCTATGCGTGAAATTGAATGTGTAAATGTAGCTAGAATTTAATAACAGTGGACTTATTCCTTTTCCCGAACCAATTGGCAATAATAAACTGCCAAGCTGTCCCATCATTACCGTATCTCCATACCAGATGATCGGTAATATAACCCCAAAGCCTGACGAATCTAAAATTCTGATATCTGATACATGTGATATATTTGCAGTACCTACTAGGTTAGAGTTAAAACCTTGCGAAAACCCTTCGGATAAAATACCTGGAAGTATTACGCTCATTTCCTCACCTACTGTTTAATGCTGATTCCGTCATAGCCAAATATCCCACCGCGTTTGGACATCGGAAACACCTGATATAAGTCACCGCTAGTCGGGTAGTTGATTTCATATGCTCCGGCAGAAGCTATATTATAAAGCGATATAAAATATATGCCCGGAATATATCCAACAGGACTGAATTGTCTTAGTTTATCGGGATCCCGCACCACGCACATCATTAAAGGTAAATTTACAGTAATACAATTTAAAGTATTTGAATTTCTTCCTTGATCGGTTGGACTCTGTGATTGTAGAAAATAATAATGTGGTGTTTTCGGTGCCCAGGCAGAACTTCCATCACTTGCAGCCCCCCGAATTGGCAAAGACATTTGCTTGCCGGTATAACAAACCGTGCCGCTTGTTCCTGTTGATCCGGAACTGGCCCATATAATATATCCACGGCTGGGTGCATCATCCATATCAATCCTTAAGAAAGTAGAAGCGTCTTGTTCCGTACCAAAAATTCTAAGCAAATTTAATTCAATCAAATCTAAATTCATATCAACATCTGATTGCAAAGATACAAACATTCGATAACTATTTGATGTACCACTTAAAAATTGACCGCCGTTCCAGCTTCCGATCTTCTTTATATGACCAAGCACAAGTTGTTGAAAGATTGGTTCGGCAGTCCCGGTTTCCATAGTTCGATAATAGCAAATGGAAAACGTTAATACCGGCGAATTTTCTTCGTTAATGCAGTTGGCAAATACGGTATAGTTCAATCCTTGAATTAATTGCACGCCAATACCAAGGATATCTCCTGTATTGTTTGTTGTGGCATATTTAGGTGCATCCGCGTGATCAAACCATTTTTTTGCTGCAGTAGAATGCGCTGAACTTGCGGTTATTCCAACTCCATGCATAGAATTGTTTATTGGCGGTGTTGTTGGTATGTAGTTCCCATCTTTATCTAAATGTGAAGAATACCATGCTTTCAGATCAATTCCTAACCGCTGCTTATTGAAAATTTGATAACCATTTGCACTTCTAATATTAAAAAAGTTTTTTCCGTCTGGTGTGGAAATACTTGCACGTATACCATCGCTCATTTGATCATTAATAATATCTAAATCTGCAACTGGTTCTTCAACGACATTCCAGGCGTTTTCTCTTGCAAACTCTACGATCTGCGTTACTAACTCATCCGGAGTATTAATCGTAAACTGTTTAAAAGCCAAACTTCATCACTCCTTAATCTAATTTTATTGCCATTCTATAGCGTTTTGAAATACTTCTTAATTGATCGTATTCACTAACGATACTGCTTGCCTGCCAAAACGCATCAACAAGCGAATTGTTGTATGCATCAAAATGATAATTGTAATAAAATAGCCGATCTTCCCATACATTCGGTATAATTAAAAACTTTCCGTAAGCATTGCTAATTTCACCGAATCTTGTCGGTTCGCAATTTGCATAATAATAACGCGGAATCGCACCATTATTCCCAAATACATTTGATGTAATTGTATTGCTCTTGCTTTTTTTCATATTTTGTACTGGATATAACGGAATAAGATGGTGTGTAAAATTATCGATCCCGTTTTCTACATAGGTTCTATATTCCGCAAATTCCGTAAAATCTTCATAGGTAGGATAAACATTCATAAGATCATCTTGCGCATTTCCCATAATTCGTGCAGGGGTTATATATGGATATGCAAGTCGCCTATCTACCCCTTCATGCCGCAAGGACACCAAATCTTGTTGATAATTGCAAAAATATCTCCACTGGCCATCGGGCTGCATGATATTGATTTGCGTTGGACAATTTAAGTCTGTTCCTACCCTGCAGGGGAAAGCTGGCACACTATTTGTAAATGCTGGATTATTAGGATTTAAACTAACGCCTACACCTGTGTTTCCATCAACCCGGTAAGCTCCTTGCAAATTGGCTGCGGTAGGTACTAGCCCTGTAGGCCCACACATATAGGCCGGAAATGGGAAAGATTCAGAAATCACACTTTCCATCATTCCAATATTTATGGTTTGCCAAAACTTCCCCGTTTTCATGACGACTGTCAAATTTAAATTGTCTTTTATTATCCAAAGTTGTGGTTCCGGATAATCCGAAATGCCGATAGAATCATTAAGAAATAGCAAAGGATAACCTATTCCATCTAATGGTGGAGGTGTAAACTTAGAATATCCATAGCCCGTTGTGTTACTGTTCGAGCGCAAAACTAAAGGGATTAGGGGTATTTTAAATCTTTCTTGGTCGATATGTCCTCCCTGTTCTACAAATCTCAAATTCTTGTCAAATTGTTTAAACACACCAAATGATAAATATTTGCCGTACGGACTAAATCCAGAGGATGTATCTGCAATATCAACAATACCAGTTGTACCTTCAGCACCAGTTACACGATAAACATATCCATCTTGATTTTTTGTTTTATAAACTGGATAATCTGGATAAATTTCATGATCAATATACTCACTCTGCTCTACATAATACGTATTAATTAGCCCTGAAGCTGGATTGAAGGTAAACGGCGTTTCATATTTTTTCATTAAAGGCAACACATACCTTTTTATTCGTGGATGCGTAAAAAGCCATTTGCGATATGTATTGGGTTTAAATTCATTGATCATCATACCGATATAAAATTTATCATTTTCATTTATATTTACTTGAAAAAATCGTCCATACGGAAATGAATCACCGTATTGGGGATTGCTAGGCATTCTTATCCATGCATTATCTTTATGTATCTCTGTGGAAGTAACATAAGAAGTGATGCTTTCTAATACCCCTTCCAAAGAGTCATAAGAATCCTTTATATATGCCAATTACATCACTCCCATTCAATAGCAAAATAATCATTTCCGGTTCTTCCTAGAATATTGCTGAAAATAATATAGTCTTTATCCTTTATTCTCACAATATTTTCTGATGCGATATCCTTTGAGCCTCCGATCCAATAAACCCCATCCAGTGATCCTATTAAATTATTAGGAAAGTTGCTATAAAGCAAAAAAGGAATCAACACGTGCGGCTCATCAATGATACCCGACGAAGCTTCCACATAAACCGTATATAGTTCCGTTGAATTCGTGTTTGTTGGGAAAATATTCAGTTCTCCGTATTTACTTACGCCATCATTGTTATAGCCTGCTGTCCAGGTACCGTCAACTTTTCTTAATTTAAAAGGAGATAGCAAACTGGATGTCGTAACTGCAGGATAACTTTGTTGATAAGATGCGCCATTTGAACTTGATAAGTTAACAGGGTCTGTAAACGAGGAAATTATAGAACTATCCCACGTATAGTTTCTTGCTGGGGCAGTGCCGGCAATCAATAATGGATACGGGTATTGTTTTTCTACTGATACCGGTCTAAAAAACCCAAAATATCCTGCCATATACTGCGTTGCTAGTCTAACTACAACGATAACTCTTTTTGTCGTAGCAGTTATCCAATATGCAAATGATGTGTTATTTACAGTCGGGAAACACGGATACGATGAATTCAAAGGAAGTTTTTTTATTGCTCCCGGCTGATCTTCCCAACTTTTCAAACTAGCATCATAGCCTGCATATCCATTAAATTCAATTGTCCCTGTTACAGACGCATTTGATTCTAAAACAAGTCTCATTCCAAAATAAATTTTATCCTGCCCGTCCCCTACGCCTTTGTATATAACAGAAGCTAATTGCTCAGCTTCTGCCTGTGGTACATCTGGTGTTGGTCCATAAATCGTATAGACTCTTTGCCATTTCGTTGATTCTGAAAACTTATCACCTGTTAATAGCGAATCTATCGCATTATACAGATCGTAAATCGTTGTTCCCGTACCGGAACTTGCGACAACTGTATCCAAATTAACAACCCCTTTCATTTTTGGCATAAAGAAAGACAGCTTAAAATTTAAGCTGTCTCAATTGATAATATTAAATTAATATCAACTACTCCGATATACTAAAGATTCTCCATATCTTTTATAAACTCATCAGTACATAAACTAGCAATATCTAACCAGGCGTTCACTTTACTTGTATTTGATCCTGTAAATGCAGGAAATATAGATGTGCTCGTCCCATCTTTAACTATATCTTTTCTATATATGTATGATCCAGTTTGCGTATCTACAACTTTAGCACTCATTTCCGCTGTTAAAGTCTTATTAGTTGCCCATGTAATTATAAACTTCCCTTTACCATCTCTTTGAGCGATTTGATTAAAATTTAAAATGGCAACATAATCATATCCATAAGTTTTCCCGAAATCTGCGATATCCTTACGCTTTAAAACGTTTGGATCTTGAATATCATGATCTTCTAAGTATTCAAGAAAATGAGTAGTTTCTTCTTGGGTTGCTAAAAGTGAATAATGCGATTTTGATTGCGTTAATATTTTTTCATTAAGTCCCGTCATTATGCTCGGATATTGTTTGGCAGCACCAATATTACTAATAACAATAGCCATTTTAGGATATGACTCAGAATAACTGTGTATTGATTGATTGGGATTAATTGAAGCTGAACAAATTCCCGATATCATCCATCCAAGAATTAAACTTATCGTAAACACTATTCTCATTTTTATCACTCTTTCTAGTATTGTTATATTTTTTCAATAATTTTTTGTGATTTTTATCTGCATACTTCACCGTTTCTACATACCATTGATCAACTAACGTAGCTGGTACCACGATTGACCACAATGAAGCGTTAGGTTTATTTGATATTTTAGAAATAATTTCACCATCGTCATCATAAGATATTTGGTTTAATAACATAGCTTCTCGGTCATTTTTATTGAAAAGATAATTATAGATGACATATTCTCCTGTATATTGATCAGGAATTGTTTTTACCCAAACGTTGATCATTAATCCTTTTTTACTTTCAACGTTATCGTATTTAATCGAATCGGTATCAAATTCACCAACAATTTTACCTTCAAACGAGATAGGTATATATCTATTGTTTTCAGCAAATGTTGTATTTGAATTTGCAAGCATTACTGCTATAAATGACATAATGAACGCCAATTTCCTAAGAGACATATACAATCATTCCTTTTGTTTTAGTTGCAATAAAAATAAAAATCCTTTCTTATCTATTATTAAATCTATGTAATCCGTTACCGGCTATTTTCACTATCTCTTTTACCTAAATCTCTATAAATTGATTTTATCCATCCAATTGCGACAAAATTTACCTTTTAATATTATACTGTGAATCGGAAGGATATGCAAATTCAATAACTGATTGTGTATCATAAGAAAAAGCACTCCGCAAAGAGTACTTTTTTATTTATTCCTCAGTATTTATAACCTGTTTCCATTCAGCAAGTACAGTGTCAGAAAAATCGGAGGTGGTGTTAAATCCTTGACTGTCCGTTACCCTGATTGTTACTTTATTTGCGTTTTTTATTAGATCAATTAAATTTTCCCATATAATTACTTTTACAAAAATGTTTCCATATACCGCAAATTCTCCTCGAGTAACTTCTTGATATTGATGATTTATTGGAATATCAAATATTTGATCATTTATTTTTATCTGGAATCTATTAATTTGATAAATTACACCCGGTTTGTAACCGCATGACTTATTAATTATCAAACCATAAACATGGCTAGATGGATAAATCACTTTCCCTAAACCTACTGCATTGAATAACTCTACATTATTGGCTTCACTATATACGGTTACACTATTTTCAAAAGAATCTCTTGGTTTTCTTATGACTTCTGCAAACGCTGTAATTTGCAAAGAAAAAATTAATATTAATACTAAAGCTAAAATCCTTTTCATGCCAAAATCCTCCAATGTTTTCTTTTAGAATAGCATTAGAGGATTTTATCGTCAACTAACTATTTCATCCGCTTATTAATTTGGCTATAGAATTTTGCATTTTCAATATGTTCTTTTCTCACTTCACTCTTAATGAGCGATCTGCCAAATGTATCAAAAACACGCTGACCATCTACATAATTATTTACATTTAGGCGCGGACTCATGCCAGTGCTTAAATTAGCAGTAAAGCTTTCCATAGCATTCGACATGCCTTGTGATCCTGCACGCCCTACATATCCACCTTTCGCAAATTTCGGAAGCGAAAAATGCAAATTATGAATATCACCATTATTTACTCTTTCCAAAAACCTTGTTCCGACTTTTTTTACAGCATCAGCTTTTACAACAAACTCACCATTACTTAATTTTGCAAATATGCTGTCGCTGGTTCCAGTCCCCGGTCCAACAACACTGCCGCCACCTGAAAAATACTGTGATTTATATTCAAAATTACTCGTCCCTCCACTTGAAGTACTCCCTGCCGTATCTACACTACTCCCTATCGGTATCGCATTCGCAGCACTTTGCATTGTTTGTATAACACTATTAAAAAATGTTTGTGTTCTGGATAAAAAATAATTCCCCGTAGTGTTAAATTCATTAACAAAACTGCTAAAATTACTTGATATACTGTTTAATTTTGAATCAAGTTCTTGTGTTTGCGTTGCGTATTGAGGCGCAAAATCGGTATTAAAACCAAGGGCTCCGTCTCTATTCTTCGGCTGCGATTCCCCCATGGAATACATATTCTCCGTCGGCTCAAACCATTGATTCATTAGATCATCAGTGATTTTCTTCGCAAAAACTTGCTGAATCGATTTTAATATAGACTCAACTAAATCTAAAAATGCTTCTTTCAGATTTTCAGCTTCATTGATACCATCAGTCAGAAATGTAACTAAACCATCTTCGAGTGCCTGTTTGGACGAAGTGTGAATATCATCTAGCAATGATGGGACTTTGGCAAGCTCTTGATTATAACGTCTCTGCTGCTCTATCGGCATTATATTTTTATTGAAAAAATCGCCCTTTTCCCAAATTTTCAGCTTGTCATATTCTGACCATAATCCATTTAATCTGGCATCCAATGCAGCTACATTTTGCCTAGCCCCATCAGCATCTACATTCTTCTTAGCATTTTCTTTCTGCCTTGAAGTCATGGTCGAATTGACATCGATCATTTTAGTTTGCCAATCCATATTATCCTGAATTTTATCTAAAATTTCATTGATCCCATTTTTTAGAGTTTCAGTAACTTCTTTGATTTTTGCTTTGATCGATGCAATTGTTTCTTTATCGCCTATCGAAATTGCCTGCTCTAGTTCGGTTTTCAATTCAGCTAGATTTTTATCCATTAAGGTATGGAATTTTTCTATATAAGATTCAGTTACTTCCGTTGCTGAAATTGCACCGCTTGCCAGCTGAGATAGTAATACTTCCTGGCTTTCAGTCAGATCGTTGTTTGCATATTCGAGTTTTTTCTGTGTTTCTTTAAAATCAATATCAAGTAATTCTGAAAAACGTATTTTTTCAATAGCTTCAACAACATGATTTAAATTAGCCGCTCTAAATTTTTCTGCTAATTTATTATATTTACTATTGATCTCCGCTTTATCCAACTGGCTTTGTTCATCAACTAATCCTACAGATTGTATCAATAATTTATTGCCTTCATCGAACAATGCTTGTAAAGATTTTCTATACTCTGCCCCACCTTTAGTGAGCATATCGCCTGCCTGCCACGTCATATATTGATTAAGTTGTCCTGTAAAACTCGATGCATCAAAATCAAGATGACCGGCCGTCGCCCTTGCTGACGGATCAGAGTATTCATCCAATACATCTAGTCCAATACTTCGTGCGTAATCAATGATCGCATCACGAATACCGTTTGAATTACTTTCTAAAAGAATAGACGAATAATCATCAACAACATCGAATTTATTGCCGTTGACATGGCCACCCCAATTACGCAGTCCAGAAGATACCACCATCTGCCGACCTGTTAACTCAAAAAACTTTTGACTAACTGCAGAAATTGCATTTAGAGCGACTTCGTTGAGTCCTTCAATATTAACGTCATCGACTTCTCGCCGCCAGGTTGTACCTTCTTTATTAAATGCGGTTTGTGCTGTTTGCATTGTCCCGGTTATTTCGTTTAGAGCATCACTCAATTTACCAGTAGCTTTAGCCGCTTCTTCGGCATCTGCCTGGTATTTTTTTATGCTCGCAGATCTATCTGCTTCATCTTTAAACAGAGCATTGTTTGTAGCATTTATTTTCTCCTGAATGGCCATTTCAGTATTGATAGATTTTTGCTGTTCTAAACTATAAAGCTGATTATAAAAATCTTGCGGGTTCATCGGGCTTTGCTCATTTTTAAGTTTTAAAGTCTCTATTTGATCATCTATATCTTTATTTGCTGCCTTGACCCAATCAGAAATACTTCGGATAATACTTTTTAGTTCTTTTTGTGATTCCTTTGTCGCTTCTTCTGATTGGCTATTTTGCGTCTGTTGCCTAGTCCCCGGCTGATACTGCTGCCGGTTACTTTGCTGTTCTCTCAGTTTATCCAATAATTGCTGAAGCTTATTTTCTGATTTTTCATCATCCGGAGAACTTCCCTTTAAGCTTCCGAAGTCAAAAATACCCGATTTTTCTAAAGCATAACCAGCGCCAACAGCTGCTGCACTTGCTCCTAAAGCCATTGCAATTCCCGCAGGCCCCCCCATTGCACCGGTTAAGACGTTTAATGCCGCTTGTGCAATAGATGTTGCTTTGACCGCTTCGCGCACACCTATAACCGCTGTTTTAACTAAATTAAATGCAGTTTGCATTCCTTGAATCATAGTAATAATTTTTTCAAGAATAAAAAAGCCCATTAATGTATCAACAACGATATCAATAATAGTATTTGTACCTGCAAATGACTCGTTAACATCACCGACCCCAGGATTTATTGCGTTTACAATGATATCGACAATATTGATTAATGTTTCTAGCCATTCTCCAACCCTACTGATAATTTCGCCAACAACTGGGCTTGTATTGACCAGTGCATCTCCGATATCAAGCGCTAAATTCCAAGCTCGTTCTAAAAGATCACCAGCATTTTCAATTGCTGACAGCGCTTCTTCTGAAAAATAAAAACTTCCATCATCGTCATATGCCCCAAATAGCTCGGTAAAAGATATAAATGAATCTTTCGCTTCTTCTAATCCGGTTTGGATTTTAACAATAACTCGAAGAACGCCTACATTTTCATCAATATTTCCTTGTCCATTAATTGCAGCGCTGAGCTGATCAGAAAAATCACGAACCTTTACAAGCCCTTTTTCCAATGATTCAAAAAGCGGACTTAAAACAAAGCTGCCTGTATTCATTGCGTTGTCTTGTATGGTTGATAAAAGCCCCATCATTTTATCTGCAAGTTTTGTTGACAAACCACCAAATTTCTCATCCATACCGGTTAGCAAGGCGTTTATTGCTGTATCTGCATCTATACCGGCATCCCCTATATTTTTCACCTGATCTGCAGTAAGCCCCAATTTGTCAGCTAAAATTGTGTATGCAGGGATCCCTGCTTCAGTAAGCTGCAAAAGTTCATCGCCCATGACACGACCTTTGGCTTTAATCTGCCCAAGAGCGAGTGTTATACGTTGAATGCCCTCTGTACCAAGACCAAGCCCTGCAGAGGCATCCCCAATGGAACGTAACATTTTTAATGACGTTTCCGCATCAAAGCCAAATGCTAAAAGCTTCTTACCTGCATCAGTAACACCAGGCATATCAAAAGGAGTGTCAGCTGCAATCTTTTTTAAATCGTTAAGATATTGAGTCGCCAATTGGCTGTTGCCAAGAAACACTTCGAATGAGGCTTCGTTGTTTTCCATACTCATACTATATTTGCCAATTGATCCAACTGTACTATCAAGCCCAGTTTTTAGCATAGATAAACCAGCATATACGCCTGTTAGGATCATACCAAAGTTAGCGATTTTAGAAAGGAAACCACCAACAGCTTGCGTACCTTCCGTGGATGACTTCTTTGCTCCCTTTATGGCACTTACAACTTCTTGCAACTTCGAAACAAACTGCTCATTTTCCGCAGTAATATGTACTTTTATTTCATTGTTATTTGCCAATTATCTTCACTTACTCCCTAAGCTTTTTTAGTAGCGGTGTAATTTCCTTCGCTCCACCGAACGCCATACCAATTCCACCCGTTACAGCTTCAATAAAATCAGCTTGCCGGCGCATTTCTTCTTTGAGAATTTTCTCGTAGAATAATTTGACTTCCGGCAAGCTGTATGAATTTACTATTTCATTTTTTGTATGACCATACGTGATTAACTTTTGGACAACTTCATAAGGTGTTACTGAGACTTTTTCTCCGCTTTCTTGCTTGGCTGAACTGTCTGCACTTTCGCCAAGCGTTTCGTGAAAAAACCTTTATTCACATCATAAACAGCAGTTCCTAGCTCAAATACATCATCGAGCATAAGCCCTTGAATATATACTTCATTTTTCCCGGTTGCTGTGACCATGAAATCAGTTAATGCCTTTACCAGCTCTTCGCTCTCTATGTCTCCTAGAAGATCGATAATTGGCATAGCTTGATTTATGATTGATTTAGCACCTTCATATTCTTTTAATGCCATTTGTAATTCATCTGCATGCTTAAGCAACAAATGCATAATCACTCCTAAAGGCTTAACTAATTTCATGCTCTGTGCCCAGGAGTAAGGTTTGATGGTGATTGTTTCATCGCCAATTTTGATCTCTTTTTCAGCAAACAAAATATCTGCTTCATTCAATTGTTCTGACATTATAATTCCTCCCATATAAATAAGCCGCCCGGATTCGGACGGCCATAAGTTTTGTTGTACTAAAAAAGACAGCTCGAAAGCTGCCCTAAATTATTTATTTTTTTTATTCAAACCCACAGTAATTTCGATTCTCCTAATCAAATCTTTTACAAACTCATCGGGATTCTCCCATTTAATTGTATTGACTTGTGCGATATCAAAATGTCTATTATTGAAATCAGTTTCATGACAAGTAAATATTACTTCTTTTCCTAAAGCCTTAGCAAATCCAGCTTCGTAATACACACCTGTTTTCTGCTCTGTCAAATCAGCTACAACGAAAGCCGAATGCTGAATTTCATATAAGATTTCATCCATAATAAAATTATTGTGTTGTTTATCACTAATAATACTAGGAATATATCCAGCACTAGAAATAGCAGTTTCAATACATGACTTTGCAGAATTAATAACAGGATTATCAAAAGAAAAGGACATTGCAATAAATGCGGTTTTACTATTATTCTTTTTACGTAAAAAATATACTTTTTCCCAGCCTTTAGCTGTAAACGAAAATTTACCATCTTCATCCGAAGTTATATACTGTAGTTCTTTAAGTAATCGAATAAATTCACCACGCTGATAATATGCACTTGTTACGTTAGACGGCATGAAAAATATATCAAATTGCATTTTATTAATGCCGTTTTTAAAATTTTCAGTGGGAGTATAAAACCATTGCCCAACGTCATTTATTTTAGATGCAAGTAATTCAATTACCATATCTAACCTATCATTAAAGTTATCCGGATATAAATTATAAACTGTGTCTAAATCTATATACAAATCACTATCATATTTATTAATTGATATAGTAATTGGCGTAGAATCTGTATTTAAATGATTCTTTTTCACAACTCTCAGGTAGTAAAATAATGCAGATTTTAATTTTAATAAATCATACTTACCTACATTGTAACTACCGTTTAAAGTACCAGTTATATAATCAGCTAGTATATAATTACCGCATAATTCACAATACCATACACCGGTCAAATCATTAGACGACACTAAATCAGCTTTATGTCCGCAAATTAAACATTCTTCGTTCATTTCAAGCACATCCTTCTAAAATAATGCAATATTTTACATTATATCATGGACTCACTTGAATCAACAATTAATATTTAACCAGTATAACCAGTCTGTCCCTTAAGTCAGACTCAATCTGAGCAACCATACTGTTCATACATTGTGGCGAAAATTCTTTTATAAAATTCAAAGGCATTCCCTTAATACGAATTGCCGATATAGGAATGTGAAGATGTGTCGGGTGTTCATTCATTGGATAAGCTTTAATATTTTCTGCCGAATCAAGACGCGTCTTTTGCGCATTAACATGAATCATTACCGCATTATTTTCAAGCCTGTCACGAAGGAATTCTATTTCTTCTGCCATTTCCTGAATGTGCTGCTTGTATTGACTAATCGTATCGTCTGTCTTTGCTTGTGTAAGTTTTTGATTAAGTTCTTTTTCTGACCCACTGTATCCAGAGTAATTCATAAAACATCATCTCCTAAAGGTATTATCTTAATCAGTATTAACCATTTTAAAGAACGGCTCTTTCGGATGATTTACACGATCAGGCATTACTGACAATTCAAGCGTAAAGGATCCCCATTCTTCGGTGATTAAACCAACGTCTCCGTTTGGAGTTACTGACACATGCCAAATTTCCAATGTATATGGACGACCAGTAGATGGATCTCCAATGAAAAGTAAATCACCCTCTATTTTCTTTGCGGTACCACCCATGATCTTTGGATATTTCTTTTCCGGTACTGTGTACGAAACAAATACCTGTGATCCATCAAGGATATTCGAAGTATCTGGAATTGGAATAACGCCACCTCTAAGCTGCGTATCGTCAATAATGTAATCGACACCTGAGATATAAGCACCTTGTTTTGCAGTTACTTTAATTTCGTAAATTTCACCAACAACGAAATCTTGTCCGCTCGCACCTGGTTCAAATTTAACAGTCACACCTTCATCTAGCTCTTGTACTAATCCTGTCATGATAACCGGAGCACTTTGATCTCCATTTAGTTCTTTTCTCCACGTAAATTCTGCATCTGTAATTGTACCCTCAACAGAATTTTCTTTTGTAATTTCAATGTAATAAGCTCCCGACTCAGAACCTGTATAAATTCCTCCAGAAATAACTTTTCCTGTTCCAGGGGTGCCAACTTCGACATATGAAGTTGCTGGATTAACAACTGCCGGAGTAGCTACGGCGGGTAGAATAGAAACATCTTTAATATTTTTATAAGGCACTTGTAAAACTGCACCCAATGTCACATCATGAATTTCTTTTTCGATTGTTTTCTCAGCTTGTATTTCAATACCTTCGGTTCCATACAGCGCCAGCGCCAAATTAAATGGGTTAAATTCGTCAAGTGTTAATGTAGGCTTGTACGACATAGATTTCACAGCTTCAGCATAAAGCTCAGCGGCTGCATCCATAGAACTCATTTTTTGTATCTTTTCAATGTTCGGCGTCATTTTAAAATCAGGGCAGTTTCCCATGTGGCGTAAAGCTTGTTTTGTTCCATCATAATTCCATCGTCTAAAATAAACTTTACCTTTACCAACAATCAAATCGTTTGGTGTTGGCGTACCGAATAACTGCATATCAAAATTAAAACTAGAAAGATGGTTGTTAACATCTCTTTCCAGCGCTTTTGTTTTACTCATATACTATTCCTCCATTCAATTTCTAAAACTATACGGCTCTGACATACAGGTCGCTGTACATCCCCGTCAGACATCACACTTGGCACTTTTACGATTGCGGCAATGCCGATTTCTTTTTTTGCCCATTTAATCCATAGCGGCAATAAATTCATGAATTCTGTCTGATATTTAAACAGCAGTTCATAAGCGTCTGACGGTATTGGGCTGTTACTTTTAAGCAAAATATCCACCCATAACGTAGTCAGCGCCCGATCCCCCGCAGCGTCGTTTTCACTATCGAAAGTAACCTCAATACAGGGATAACTTTTTCCTGTTGCCCTTGTGCCGGCATAGATATTTACTCCATCAAAAACGGGGGCGTCCAGGATATCATTCTGTTTCTTCAAAAATTCCACCAGGCTATTTGCCAGCGGCCACCAGTTTAATTTATTCATACCTACCTCCGATACACGGAAACAGACATCGGGAATGCCCGTTTTTTCGCTGACTTTCCACCAGTAAAGGTGTCGGCTGTAATTTGATCCGTGAGATCATCTACTTCGGCAGCATACACACGACGCTTTAGCTCATAGGCATCTGCGCCTTCCACAGTCCCCGAAGTATTCATCATAGATTGCTTTTTGGCAGCTTCCATGAGCGCATAAGCTTCAGCCAACTGCTGAATTTTAAAAGGAGCAGGCTCTACAATAGAACCCGCTCCCACCCCAAGACTGTTTGCCAAATCTTCGACATAAGCGGTTGATTTTGCAATATGCGTAGGTGTTACGCACTCCTTAAGTAATTCATCATCAATTAAATTTTTATCAAAATATATCCTCATAGCCCTGCCTCCTTAATCGCCAGCCTATTGTTACGTGCAAAAATTTCATTTATCTCCGCCCGATTGCGATCCGCCGACTCATACAAAAATCGATCTGCAGGTGTACCAGGGTGCCTTACTTTTCTAGCAAAAACAAAACCTCCGCGCTTGTCTAAAAACCTTAACATTTTTTTATTTACTGGTTTTATTGCATACGAACCATCTGCCCAGCGATAAAATTTACTTGGCAATCGTTTATCGGCCGGAGCAAAGGTACCTGTCGGCTCATGCACAAACACACCATACGAGGCGATTGCTGGATTAATATCAATAACACCTTCACATTTTTTTAAATTTGTGCGAAACCGTATTGCGCGTTCCAAAGATCCTCCACGGCTTTTAAATTTATGTTGTTCCCTTGCTCCGCGTTGCACCAAACGACATGATTCCTGCAATGCTCTTCTCATATAATTCAGTGTAGTTTCTGGCGACTTCTCCATAGCCTGTAATGTCGCCTGGGCATCCATCTGAACCTTTATGTCCATAATGCTTAACCCACTTTAGCAATAAACACGGAATCAATAGCCTCGAAAGATGGTAATACAATTTCAGAAACAATCGTTATAGAATTCACTGGATGAGGCTCCATAATTGTAGTAATTGCTACACCCGTATTTACGATACTTACCTGCGCCTGAGATTGCCCACTGACTAAATCAGCCTCTTCTGGGGTTGTACCATAATACGTTTTACCAAGATCGCCATCTGGTAGTAAGGTAAAATGATCATCTGGATAAAAGTTTTCACCAGCTCCACCAACTTCAGTTGCAAATTTCTTAGTATAAACAGATATCTGTAACTGTAATTTGGTTTCGAAGTATTCTTTCATCATTTTATCTGTAACAATAATGTTTTCCCCGCCGATCGGATTTATATCTAATCGAATTTTCTTGTTGTTTACAATATTTTTCCACGTCTTCCGTGTGCAGATAGCGCGAGTTGGACGATTACCTGTATCTGTTTCAACTTGATCCATCCAATCTAAAATATCTGAAACGACATCCGCACTTTCTGTATTTGACCATTTAGCACTACCTGCTAATGTGGTTTTATGTTTTGTTGGATGTTTATAATCATACTCGTAGGCTTGTCCATCTTTCGACGCAATTTTAATTTTGCCTGTCGAAAGCAGCTGCATAATCATGCGTTCAGGAATTACGCCCGCGCCATCAACAAGAGTTTTCGCGTCTTGATAAACCTTTTTAATAATCGGATCCGCAATTGCAGAGTTCATGCCTGACATTACTTTTAAAAGTTCTTGACGTTCTTTTTCACCAATCCTGAAAGATTCACGGAAAAACGGCATTTCCGTTTCGATTTTTGCAATTCCAATACGATCCCTTACTGGAGCTTTCGCATCAAACGCACTTGGCGCTAAAGATACTGGCAAACCATTATGCCCTCTAATCCACGATAAATCTAATCCCTGCTGCTTTTCAGCTGGAAACAACAAGCTACCTAAATATGGAATGTTATTGCTTGCTGCAGTTGTATAATACGTAGAAATAACTGGCGCTTGCACCAGATCAAAAATTGATTTCATATTCTATTCCTCCCATTAACCTAAAAATGTAATTTGTTTTAATGCCTCGATATCCGCCGTTGTTGGCTCAATCGGCATTTTCTTTATATCAATAAAACCATGTACAAGCATTGCACCAAGAGCTGGACCATAAGTTACGTCAACATCGTTTTCAAGAACACCTTCTGCGACTCCGCCAGCACCTGCAGTACCGCCAGCTAAAGCAGTGGCGACCAAAGCGGACACTGTGCCACTTCCACTATTACCGTCCGCTGTCATTACATCAACTAAGTCTTGTGCTTCAGTATTTTCTAAGATAATCGCAATAACATCATCAGCAACTGTCGTTACCGTTTTTGTTTCATCAGTCGCAAGATTTACAGTAATAACATTACTTGCTACAGAAACACTCAATTCCTGACTAGCTGTAGTTGGTGCAACGAAAGCGACTTTAATGGAATTTCCATCTACCCCTTTTTCTTTCGCTACAAAAGTAAGATTACTGTTTTCTGTAGTAAAAGTTGTTGTAAAACTGGCTGCCTTTGCGCCTAAGTTTACATCAGAGACAGCTTTGCTTGGATCAAGCAGCACGCCTCCGCCACTAACAATCGTACCTGCTTCTACAATTTTTTCTCCATCCTCATTCACAGTTACCCCCTCATCACTAACAGTTACAGTCATTGCAACCTTGTGATCAGGAAACTTTAAAATTTGTTTTGTCCCAAGATAATTGGTTTGTTTAAATTTCATTATGTATATCCTCCGTAATTATTTAAAATAGCCTTCTAAAGCCTTTTGATTTTCGGTAGAATTTGAATTACCACTTTCGGCCAGTTTTTTTGCATATTCTGTACTTTCGTTATCATTGCTAGCTCCACCATTTGCACCAAGTAAACTTCCTGCGCCAGGCTTTTGAATATTTGCAATTAATTTCGGATGCGCTGTTAAAAATTCTTTTACATAATCATCAATCTTAGAATTTTTATCATCGTTAAAGGCAAGTGACTCATCATCTTCATTAACAACGATCTTCCCAATCAACATATCAACCAAAAGATTGGGATCATCCGCATTGTTTTTGCCTAAAGCTTCAAGTAATGCTGTACGTTTCATGCCATCAAAACGCTTGCCACGTTCTTCAGATAGAGTAGAATTATGCTCTTCGTCTTTAACTCTCAGCTTTTCTTTTAAATTGGTAATTTGTTTTTGCAGGGCGGGATCGGCAGTTTTTTCTTTCATAATCCCCTTAATTGCTTCTTCAAGATCTTCAGTATCATCATCAATACCAAGTGCATCTTGAAATTTTTCAACTCTCTCTTGCAGGGTTTTAATTTTACTCGCATCCCCCTTTGTTTGGGCTTTTAGAACTTTGATATCTGCCGCTTTATCTGTAACAGCTTTATCCTTTGCGGCAACAAAGTTTCTCAAAACGGTTGCATTTGCCTCATCCAGGCCTAATGCCTTGATCAATTCTTCTATTGTCAAATAAATCTACTCCTTTTTTAAAAATAGATACAAAAAATACCGCTAAGAATAATGTCTCGCGGTAACTGTGGCAATCAATGGCACCACCACCTCATTTAATTTTGGACATAATAAAACCACTCAGCAAAAAAATGTGAGTGGTTTTATATTAATATTTCAATTGATTTAATTTCATTCTGATAAAGCTCAACTCCATACTGCTCTCCATCCGATGTAGTTTGAGATATTGAGAAACTATCAGAATCAATATCTTGATAATCTTTATTATCATCAGCACACGTATAATCTGTTACTTCTCCTACAATGATTTGATCATCAATACATGTAACTTTTAATGTTTTATGTAAATACTCTAAAAGATGCTTCACAATTACTCCTCCTTTTTCGGATAATGCGGAACTATATGAGTTCCTCGTTTACTATAGTGAATTTTAAAAACACTAGTAGTAACTTCTTTACCGTTTAAATTATTTACAACAGAACCAACAATTTTATCATTATTATAAATTGTTTCTTTGTGATTCCATTCACCAGATCTCCGTGTTCTAATTTCCCCAGTTCCGGCAAACGTATCGATTAACTGCTGTATTTCAATAAGATTTAAATCAACTCTACTAGGCCCATATTGACCTTTAGATCTAAGACCAGCAACTTTCTGTTTGTAATTATTCGTTCCTTCAATATGTTTATCTTGATTACCCTTATCAATATTTTTAGGCTGTGCCTCTGAACGAATAAATTCTCTTATTTCTTTTATATTACCATTATCATTATTAAGTATCAACTGAAAATCGGCTTTACTTAATCTACTTACGGGTTCATTAAACCCATCCCAACCACGAAGTATAGTTTGCCAGTCAGCGCCACTTTTATATGCCTTTACACCGTCATAGCCAAATAGCATTGCTTGCTGGCCAACATCCAAACTATCAAGATATTCTTTAGCTTTATTGGGATTGAACTTTATTTGTTTATCAATCTCCCAAACAAATACAACTTCAAGCATACACATGCAATGCGGATGGCGCGGTATAAATGGCACTTTCCCTTTTGGATAGATGCCTTTGCCATAACCAACATTCATATTAGCGCAAACATCACATTGATCAAACGGAACAAATTTATGTCGGCTGCTTAATCTCCACCGGTACCCCCATACATCTTCGTCGTCTTGATTTTCAGCTATAAAGCCATCAAACCAGGCTCTGGCAGATTCGGTTCGAGCAATGCGCATCGCATGATATCGTGCTTTTTCCTGCACTGCTGCCCAGGCTGCTTTATTGAGAACTGCAGCATTCAATTCTGGTGCTGTTACTGCGTCCAGAAAATTCTTATACGTAGTACGCAGCTCAGGCATTTTTAAATTTTTTACCGCAGCCTTCAAAGCTTCCGCTTCACCGCGTAATTTTTCAGATACTTTACCACTGCCACCCGCAAGGTCAATTCTTTGAAGAATATTATCGAGGTATTGCGGCAGTTTAGCCTCACGAATTACTTGGTTTCCGCTATTATAGCCGTCGTAAAGCTTCATCGCCATCTCTCGCGCACTTTGCATGTTTAGCATACTAGAATTAATTGTATCAACTATGGTTTCTCTCATTTTGCTATTCGTACCGTGCAATCGCGTGGACAAGTTCATTTTATCGCCAGTCCAGCTGTCGGATAAAAGCTTATCTTTTATATTTACCTGACTGGCTTTTGTGACAATCGAAGGCAGAACGCCATACCCGGAGCAGGCGGCCAGATACATCGCATTTGTAATTTCGGCTTTATTGGCACTAAAAAAAGCCGTATCTGATAAAGCACCAGCTACAGCTTCGGAAACAAACTCTCCCTTTTCGATTCTACTTATAATAACATTGATAAGCTCTTCTGCTATTGTATTGTATTTGGATCCGTACCCTTTCACAATATTTCTGACCGCTTCGCGAAAATCATCTTTATTGAAGTCAGCCATATTTAATCATCCTCAGATTTGCTGTAATCTATATCATCGGACTGCTGATCGATTTCATCCAAAATTGCATTAAGCTCATCATCATCAAGCTCATTTAATACAACGCGGGCGGCTTGTTTCTTAACTTCTTTATTAAATTTACCCCCGATGTTCAGCATCAGCGCTTTTGTTACCTTATCAAGCTCCGCTGAGGTATCAACAACACCAAATTCACTATTATAAGTCGAAGCATAATCAAGATCTTTATTAATATATCGCCCAAAAAGGATTGCAATTTTTTCTTCAAATTCTTCAAGACTTTTCGCGAACTCTGCAATTGTTTGATTGGTAGATTGGTTGTCCCACTCTTTTGCTATTCCGGATGTTTGTTCTTGTACGCCGGTAACATTCGCACGTTCAGCCATACGGTATATTTCCTGCACCATGTTTTTGATTTCGTCTAAAAGCATCTGACTTGGTGCCGAATCCGGCGAAATGTACTCTGGACCTCTACTAGAACCGGCTTTGTAAACAAGCATATCTGTTGTGCCTATAGCGATTTCATTAGCAGTTTCATAATCGTCGCCTTCTCCGATCGGATAGGTCAGTAAACTAAAGGCCTGGTTACGATTACGTTCCCGAAGCTCACTACAAGCATTGAATATAGCGAGGTTTGTTTTTGCAATTGGATAAAATTCTGATTGAGGGGTAATATCATCGTCCTCATCATTTAATGCCCCAAACAGAGGAACTACAGGAATTATACCAATTGGATTATCCCCCTCCTGCCTGCCGTGTTCATCAACCTTGATCCATTTATCATTTGTCCATGTCCAGATAACCGATTTAGAAATTTTGTTTTCATTTACAAGCTCAGTATATCTTAACTTATATTTAAACATCATGATATTCCCAAATTGATCGGTTGCCCAGTCTTCGATTTGATTCGGCCTAACAATGTACATATACGGAAATGTACGATTTCTAATTGCTTCTTCAAAATCACTTGCTTGCTCTATGTAATTATCTACAATTCCAAATACACAACCAAACAATTTAGCCTTAATTGCAGTGCGTTTCATGTACCTGTCAATTTTAGTTCCTTTCCCATCAACATTTTTCAAAAATTCATCAAAAAAAGGATTCGCATTATATTTGCGTACAGGATATTCCTTGAAAATCGGATTCACATGTGCATCTATGCAGGGTTTTGTGTAATTGCAGTAGTAAGCCATAAAACATCGCCGCACATATTTATCAAGAGGTTCACGCGGATGCGGTACAAGATATGTCCCATCTTCAAACCCGCCGGTCCCGGAATATGCATCTTTGAGCAGCAGATACTTATCCGAGATATCACCCAAGAAAGGCGCTGCATGTTTAACAATTTGATACTCACTCATCTGCTTTTTTACTTTTTTAACCTGTTTTCTTCTTACAGCCATCAGCATCCTCCTTTCTTAGAATTTTCCTGTTTGAATGCCATAATCTTTATATGATCCTTTAATATTCGCTACCTCATAACCATCTAACGCATACCATATTGCACTAAACGTATGCGGATCAATACTGAATTCATCTTCAATAATTTCACCGTCTTTATTCAGTTTATAGGTTAGATCCTGCAACTCTTCTATTGTGTGCTCACAGCAAGCCGAACAGATAATTTTCTTAAAGCGCTTAACTTTTTTCGTGTTCTGCAACCGACTGGCAGGTCCTTTTTTAGCACCGGACATCCTAAAACCCTGTTGATTAAAATATTTAATCGTTTTAGGCTCTGCTGAATCGGCTTTGATCAGTTCTTTTGTTTCAACAAATTCCTGTAGATCTAATGCAGTCACATCATCTGTACATTTATTTTTATAATACTCCCAATAGATGTACAAATATTTACGTTTATCATCGATTGCGATACGTAATACTGCATTATAAGATTCTTCAAAACCAAAGTCCATGCCGGCTTTAAAAAAGCGGCTTGGTAATCCATTGATCGCATTTTCAACACGTTTATCTGACTGCACTTCAAATTGTGGCAATACTAATGTGCCATTTACACCAAACCGCCCCTTACGAGCAATTCGGTACAAATCAATGTCATATGTTTTTAGCTCTTCAAGCTGCTCGATGTAGCTGTAAGGCAAAAAAAGATTATCATCAGCTAATGAGTGATGATAATACGTATTGCCAATAACCATAATTCTTTTTTTATAAAGAACTTCATCTTTTACTTTTACATTCTTGAAGAAATGCTTATAAGTCCAATTTGATTTGCCAACAGGATTAGTAGAAAGAATCATATGTAAAGATAATGTTGGATGCCGTAGCCGCCCGATCAGCTCTTTAAAACCGGCATATTTCAGTTCACTGCACTCCTCAATCCACACAATGCTGACGTTATGGATTGATTTTAGTTTCGCTGGTTTATCCATTCCCTTGAAAATAATCTTGCTGCCATTGGGGAAACGGATCTGCATCGGTGATGTTACAATTTTAATCTCATCTTCAAATTCTAAATCTACAATGATTTCTTCAAATAGAGCAAAGCAACTGTCACGTATAGTGTCATAGACTTCACGAACGACCAGCGCAGTGCGTTTTTCCTCAAGCAATTTTAGGATAATTTTTAAAGCAACATGATAACTTTTTGATGAACCGTATCCTCCAACTAGAAAGTAAAATTTGTATAACCAATCGAAAAGAAAATCTTCAAAATGTGGATTTACTTCTTTTTCTACTTCAATCATCGGTTTTCACCTTGCGCTTGATCGTAATATTGATTGGCTCATCCTTACTTGCACCACTGTTTTTTGTTTTATAGATTTCTAATTTTTGTTGCTCAATCAGAAGTTTCTGTTTATCAATTTCTAAATCATGTTTTAATTGTAATTGCTTCGTCTTCTTATCCTGTATCCTGGTCAATGCTTCTTCAAGTTTTAAAATATCATCAATCTTACGACACTCAGTTTCACTAATTGACTCTATGTCCATCACAGGTTTGTTTACACTTATCTCTCTCATTTTACCTGTTTTTTCATCATACACTTGAATGATTTCTTTTTTATCTTTACTAACCATAAATACTGAGCGAGCTTTTTCGGATAAACCGTTCATAAGATCTTGAATTCTTTTAAGCATTCGTCTTTCACGAAGTGTTAATAACCTGATAGCCTCTTCGGTTTGGACAAGCTCATCTGTATCAATTTTTTCATACATTACCTGTTCGTCATCGTCAAGGCAATCTAGCCATATTGTTTCAAACTCACCAGTAGTCACAGCATTTTTATTTCGTTTGGGCGGGCCACCGTTATTACCGACAGCATTCTTGTTACCAACAGGGGCGCCATGACCAGCAGCATTGCGATTGCCTTTTGGTGCACCTGCTTTTTTATCTGGGGTGCACCCTTTTTCTGTTTTGGGTGCACCCTCTCTGGTCCACTTATGACGTTTTTGCCAGGACTTCACGGTATTGATACTGACACCGTATTTTTCAGCGATATCTTTATATTTCATCCCTGCTATGTAATCGGCTCTTGCTTTTTCTGCTTGCTCATTTATTACTGTCATCTACATGATCACCAACTCCCTAAATATCATCAACTATTGATAAATTATGGCTATCGATAGTTGAAATCAATTTTATACACAAAAACAAGCATTTTAGCTTGATTTTTGATAGATTTATACGATTTAAATTGCATATCGTGAATAAAGCATCAAGATTTTACAGATTAATCTGCTTGTATATTTATTAGCTTGTTATTTCACTTCAAAACAGTACCGTTATTCGATTTATATTTGCCGTTCTCGCTCGCACCTACAACGTGGACTAAACGGCGTTTTCATCATGTCACGATAGTTTGTATGCCTGGGTCGTTTTCGGAACGTGACACAAAGCCTGTCAACGTAAAACACCTTATCAGCAGTACATGTTTGATTGTCATTGTATTTGCAATTTTGGTTATTACAGTGTAAGAGCATTGTGTCACCTCCTTGATTTTGGGCATAAGAAAAACGCCTCGGGGAGAGGCGTTTTGGAAAACTTTAATTTTTAATTGCATTTAGTGTTTCAAGTAAGCAATCAATTGCTTCTTTCATGCATTCCATAATTTCTTTTGAAGTCACATATTTACCTACAGTTAAGCTTTTTACATTTCCTTTATCCTTAACAGCAAAAGCGATTAACTCTGTTGGTGGAATACGATGTATAAAACTATGTCTTAACTTAACACTTTCAAATTTATCGCCTTTTTTAATTTTGTTAAGTGTATCAAATAAATTTTTATTTATATTTTCCAACTTTGGGCAAACAATTTTATTAAAGCTAACATCTGTAATAGCGAATCCTAATTTATATTCACCATTTACCACTTGGCCTATAATATCGAATGCTGAAAAAACAACAGAAAAACACGTATAAGCAAAAAAATCGAACATTGCTTTATTTAGTGCTTCTTTTTGAGTATACGGGAAATATTCAATGCATCCTTCTTCTTCATTATTTCTATGCCAAACATCATCATTAAATTTCTCGGCATAATGGTATGCACATGGATAACTTAACTGAATTTGAGATATTTTATTACTCAGAATAATAGTCCAATCTACAGCATCCTTTCCATTTAAAAAGCACCCCCAAATATCAACCTTTTTATTACTCCTAATTTCACTTATGACTTGTTTAAAGCTTTGTAAAGGAAATATTTTTACAGCAATTTCACTAAAAGCCTCGTCTGTTGGGAACTTAGGATAGCCATATTCCACTACGCGCCATCTCCTTTTACCAAATTACTACACACTTCGATAAAAGGAAACATATTCCTGCCAAATATTATAAGAAAAAGGAGTTTTGAAAAAGCATGTCAAATATATAATATTTACATTTATTTCCAAGGTGGTAACTATGGAAGAAGAATTAACTAAAACACAACGTATCTGCAAAAAGATATTTAAAGTTGCACTTATAAATTTTGCATCGTTTGTCATAATATCTCTCCTTCTTGGTGGAGATGCCCTACAAGGCTTCGCATCTGACGGTCATTATTATTTAAAAGATCATGGGAAAGTAAAAGAAACGTATGCTTTTATTTGGTATTTTAGCAGGCTACATGGTCAAAGCATATTTATCACGCATGCCTTCGCTTTTCTTGCATTCATTATCTACAGATTTTCTAAACCTTCACATAAGAAAAAGCCGTCCAGTTAAGAACGGCTTAAATGTTTATTATTATTTGTTAAATGATTCCATAATCATTATACACTCCAGTCCTTTTTTTCGTAAAATATGAAGTTTATTTTCCATTTCATTAAGTTTGTAAAAAAAGTATATTGAAGATAATATTATGGCACATGCAACTACCCATTTATATTCACTAAGAACATATCCTATGATAATATTTATAATACCAAGTGCTATCCCCAATCTCGCATTAATAGTTTTTAATACATCAGACGAGATTTCTACCTCAGATTTTAATTGCGCACATTGTATAATTCGTTCTTTTTGGGGTACAGTATCACACCAATCATAAAGCTTTTCTAAATTTATATCTTTATCTTCCAACAACTTCATAAATACACCCCTAATTAAAAAGTCGCCGACAAACTTGCCGGCGACTAAAATTTAACTATTGAGTAGGTACACCTACAATTCTCATTATATCATAAATTTTTCAATGTGTGTTACTTTTTCAACTTCTACTAAATTTTTTTATAATTCTCTGTAGAGTTGACTTAACGATTTCTTTTTCATAAGCCCTTTTTTACTTTGTCCTTTAGATTTACTACCGCCGCCACCTTTTAATGGTCCGCCAGCGGGGATGGGCTCCTTGGGCGGGAGATTTGCTTTATACATGCCATACATCAGTTCCATTACTTCATTTTTCGTTGCATTAGCAGCATAGTCGTCATCTTTCGGTATTGGCGTAAAAACGCCTGTACAATCAGGACATATGTAATGCTTGCTCTTGCGACTATAAACCATAAATACTACTTTACCACGTCTCATACAATCTGAGCATGTCATTGGTGCCATAATCATTCCTCCTGTAATACTCGTAATTGCGAAGGCGATTGATTAATTAAATTCGCAATACTCTTTATCTGTTCTTCTGATACTGACCTTAATTGAAATACGTTAGTTTTCGCGATCTCCCGCAACTCTTTAAGCTCTACAAACGCTGCATAAATATCTTTAGCTTTCAACCCATTCAGCTCCAAGCCGCATGAGATGTCAGCAAATAATTTTGCTGTTTTTATCATTTCGTCTAAACGTTCATTGGGTATCATGGTTAGTCCTCCTCGATTGTTTGAGTTGTTTTATGGGTATTACCTGCCAATGCTTGTTTCCAGCAGTCTTTACAACTAAGTGAGATACAACTACTTGTAGTCCAACTAATTTTTTAATTAGGCTCTTTTAACCCTATTCTTGATGGACAAAAACCTCTCTCATTATCGGATGATATATACTCAATCAACTTCTCTATCGATTCTTCACAATATTTCATTTTTATCCTCTCCCAAAGGCCGCTCGTGTAGCGGTCTTATTTTTATTTATCATACACAACAATCGTCGTCAGACCATCAAACTCAAACGTTTCGCCATTGGCCTTGATCTTACAGCCACGAATATCAGCTTCGATTGTTTTACTAACATGCTCTTCATTTTCTAGTACTGTATAGCCACGATCACGCAGCTCTGTAATAAGTTCAAGGTCGTCAAATTCCTCAAGGTAATCTTCAAGATCAATATCAACTTCTGCTGTTATCGTTTTTATCATTGTGAGTCCTCCCTACAACTTCTCAATCCGAACATATATCCCAGGGACATCAGCCCAAAACTTTTCAGTTATCTCACTTGCCACCAAAGCATCATCTTTCCAAAACTTTAGCTCCGTCATTACGTCCTTTAGCAGCTTAATCATATTATCCGTATCAGGCTTAGTTGTCTTATACTCACCGTTATTATGTGATCCCTTTGGGTAACACCACTTCGTTACCAGCCTGACAGCTCCACAGTGCTTCTTCTTAGGGATATACTTTGCTAAGTATGCAGTAAGCTTTTGGCGGGCGTCCTTAAGCTCTGGCGGCTCATAAAATACAGGTTTACCATTCACCACCGTTACTTTCTTTTCCTGATGAGTTACGGTTGGAGGGACCATTGGCAGAAAGAATTCAATCATCATGATTTATCCCCATCCATCTTCCTGCTCTTTGATCATAGATAATCGCACCAGAGCTTTTTATATTGTTCCAAACATAATTCAAAATTTCTGGTTGTTTGACCAGCCAATTTAAAACTTCACTATTTCGAACATCAAACTCCTGATCAGGAATCGAATGTCTGAGTGGTGGCATAAATTTTGCAACTTCCATTATTTTGCTTCTGTTTCTTTTTGACAATTTAATCCATTCCCTTCAAGAAAAAATTTTTAGTCAAGGAAAGGGAAAAGTAGTCGTCGTGCGAAAGCTAACGCACGACTATTTTTTCCCCTTGACCGTAGGGCGGAAAATCACCAAACATATATTTATATATATGGGTTTTCTTCCGATTCGGAAAAACTCGAAAATTCACCGACTTTTTCTTCCGATTTGGAAAGTGGAAAAACTCGACGTTTTTCTTCCTTCCAAAATGGAAAATCTCGAAGCACTGTTCGACTTTTTCCATTTTGGAAGAAACGGAAAATCATCGAGTTTTTCCGTTTCTATGCGGTTTCCATATTCCCATTTTTAGTTAATTTAAAGACTTCACCATTATGTGCTACGGTATATCCCCCATGCTCTTTCAGATGATTTTTTACAGTCTTTTCCGTTACGCCCATATATTCCGCCATACTTTTAAGCGTTGGAGTACCACCAAATTTAGTTGCTTCGATTGCATTTTCTATCGCAATTTTACGATCTTTTTTACTATCTTCCGGTGTTTTTTTCTTCTTAAAATTCTTTTTCCATGAAGGCTGCTCACTATCGGCTTCCACATCTTTTAAAACACCAATCCTATCTACATGGTGCACCGGATAATCAAACCACAGATTGACTGGTGAGAACTTAGGGAACTCTCTTAATGTTCCTTCAATGCGCCATGCGGTGCGCTGTTGTACTTTCTGCCTTGCTCTGTATACGAAATTATTTGTGAGTGTTGTATAAGATTCTATTGGTAAAACTTTTTTACAATAATCAAGCATCGCTTTTTCACTGCACTGATCATCTTGTGAAACATCGTCTTCCCATGTTGGATATTTCTGCTCAAGGTAATCCATACAAGCCGCACAAACAGCTTTATTTTCTTCCTGTTTAAGTAATGCATCGGTAATATCGAGTTCAATTAAATCAAGCAGGGCATCTGGATCACGAGCGAATACACCGCTGCCGCTAGCCCTGTCCATTGACCTTTTACCACCTTGGGCTCCTTTTGAATGATGATGACAATAAATTACCGCGCAGCCAAGTTCTGTACACACTTTATCGAATTGATTGCAGAAGTTTGCCATCTGATCAGCGCTGTTTTCATCACCAGTAATGACTTTGTAAATTGGATCAATGATAATGGCCATATAATTTTTCTTTGCAGCTCTACGTATGAGTTTTGGTGCCAGCTTGTCCATTGGTATAGATTTACCGCGCAAATTCCAAATATCAATATTACCAACATTTTTCGGTTCCCATTTAAGCGACTGATATACATCTTTGAAACGATGCAGACAGCTTGCTCTATCAAGCTCAAGATTCACATATAATACTTTGCCCTGGGCGCAATTCCAAGACAGCCATTTCATACCTTCGGCAATCGCGCAACATAGCTCTATCAATGCAAAGGATTTACCTGCTTTAGATGGACCAGCAATCAATAATTTGTGTCCTTGACGAAGGATTCCATGAATTAGTGATGGTGCAAGCTCAGGAAGGTTGTCCCAGGCATCGGCCATGCTTTCAGGCTCTGGTAAATCATCATTGATAGCTTCTATCCATTCCTGCCACTCAACGAAGTTTGCTTTCCCTATATTGCTATCTACCAACCACTGTTTATGCCCTTTGCGAATGACGCCTGGCATCCTGGATAGTCTCGAGGGATTACGGTTTTGACTGTCGATTTCAAGACCATTCTTTTGACAGACTGCATATAGGTAATCGACTCTTTTACGGTATTCATTTTTATCTGCAGCATCGACGCGAACTATTGCATGCAGGCTTTTACCGCCACTATGTACGAGGCATGCTACCGGTAGTTCTAATGTGCGGATGATCTCATTTTGCTTATCAATTTCCATACAGTCAGATTCTACGAGTGCATAACGAAAATCTGTTACATTATCATTTTTACAGCCCTGTCCATCAAGTGGATTGAACCGGATCCATGCGCCACATTCTGGCTTATAATCTCCAAGAACAGCACCGATATCACCATCACAAATATTTAATTCTTCAATGAGTTCACCGGCTGTACGCGCCCAGTTTCCCTTTGTCGGTAAATACTTACCTTCTTTCTCCCAAGAGGTTGTTACATAGCCAACATTTTCAGTACTATCAAACAGAGTTTCAAGATAGGTAACCAGATCTTTAATTGGATCCCATTTTTGTGGTTCTGTTACTTCCCTGCCTTCAATCCAGTTTTTATCAACCAGGACCATATCATCTTTACTGCCACCGATAATATCATCCCAGGCAAGCTCTGTACCGCCGCCAGTTGGTTTCCAACCTCCGGTTTTCGCCATATCCACTATAGTTCCAGCTGTCACGGGCTTTGTCGTACCTTGGAAAGTTGTCCATTTTTTGAAACATTCACCGGCACGATAACGAGAAAAATCTCTTTTACTCCAATTATCCCAATCAGCTGCCGTAAAACCTTCTTCTTTGAGTGCCATGCCAACATTCACCCATTCTTGATATGAAAGGTTTGAAGGATCAATATATTCGAGTAATGGGAGTAAATCATGTTTATGGTTGTCCATTTATTTGTCCTCTATATTTACGAATAGTCCATGCGTACCGTTGCGCAGTGAACTTTCTTCTTCAGATATTTCATAACCAAGCTTCGCAAGGAAATCGTATACTGTGTTGAGTATTTCATTTTCAACATACTGATTGCTCCAGTTATAATAATTTGCTTGTTCTGAATCAAGTGTTAAATAAGTCGATATTAACAGGTGTCGTTCAGGTTGGGCAATAATAAGAGATTTGATGTTATTAATAAGATTTTGTTCATCATCTTCATTTATTTCAAGACCAAGAAAATTAGCAAGGTCTTCAAATTCAGCAACATAGTAATTATCATTTAATGTAGCCAATAATAAATACTCAATTATGACATGTAGATTTTTCTTTGCTGTGGTGTTAGAAACAGTTTTAATAAAATCGCTTCGAAGTTGATATGCTTGTTTTGAAACTTTAATTAGGGCTGCGCGGTGTTCGTCATGTTTTCTTCGTTCGTCAAGCAAAGCTTGATCAGCTTGCGGTTTTTCGTCTTCACTTTTTTTGTATAAATATATATAGCTTGATCCATTAATGCAGTAAAAATATTCGACAGTATCAATATCGTTTGGTATAACAATTTCAGGTTGTTGAAATAAGTAAAATGATTGTACATAGCTTAAGCCATTAATTTTTTCCACTTTCGTTGCGAATTTTTCGAGTTCAGCAATTATCAATGCCTTATTTTTCTTACTTGTCTCTTTATCTATGGCATCTTTCAGCTCCCATTTAAAATTTGGTGTTCCGATTTTCTCAAGAACCTTATTACGAGTTTTGATGTCTTGAATCTTATCCAGCTCTGCATAGTCCATTAAGGTACCGCCACGCTCAACTGATTCCTTGAATTTTTCTTTATCAAACTCTAGGAGTTTCACTCTGCGACGAACGGTAGATTCCGAAAAACCAGTGTTTTTAGATATGTCATTAACGGATTCTCCGAGGTCAAGCATCATCTGAAATCCTTGTGCTTGTTCATATATTGTTAAGTCGCTTCGTTGCATATTTTCAAGCAGCATAGTAGAAATTTGTTTACGATAACTCATATCTGATATATTGCATGGCACTTTTGTTAATCCGGCAAGTTCCGCTGCTGCAAGACGACGGTGACCGATAACAGCAATATATCCAAGTTCTTCTTGTTGTTTAGGATCATCAGCACCAACACCAGTGATTTTTGAAAACCAAGGTACAACTGTGAGGTTCTGAAGAATTCCGTTAATTTTTATACTCTCTGCAAGTTCGGTAAGGTCTCCAAGGTCTTTGCGAGGATTGTCATAGTGAGGATGAATTCTTGAAATTTCTATATCTTTGATCATAATTCACATTCCTTTCAAAATTGATATCTACCAATTCCCCGATTGCTCTATATGCGCCGGTTTATATTCATTAGGCGTTATACCTTGTGGTATATGCCAGCCATTGCCTGCTATCCGATCAATTAATTTTTTTGCATGTTCAAACTGCCAAGTACCTACATGCTGAAAACCGCGGCTTTCCAAGAAACGAATCTGCTTCGGTGTTGTTAGTCCTTCTTCTCTGCGTTTATCTAAACGTTCCAACAACTTGGTTGCTTTACCAGCGTTATCAACCTCATCAGGAAAGATTCCTAGTTTTTCAAGGGTTTTTATCTGTTTTTCACTTGGTGGTCCTGACTCCCATCCAAACGCTGGTACGTAACTTGCTAAATCTTCCGCTTGAATTGACATTTCAAATTGGAGCGGATCGACAAGCTTTCTTTTACGCTTTTTCATTTCTTCAAGTTTTTTAGCTAATGCTTCTTCTCGCTCTGCAATAACATTTTCATTTGCTTGTTTTTCAACTTCTTCAATATCTAAAGGGCATGCATTTTCTTCAATTCTTTTTGTCATAGCTTGTGCGATTTCTTCGGTTTGTGCAATCAGATGTGCCGGCCTACATAATTCATGTTTTTCTGTATTCCAGAGAAAATCCAGTAACAACAGATCTTCTTTACCTTCAAATAAACGGGTTCCGCGCCCTACCATCTGACAATACAGACTTCTTGATTTTGTTGGTCTTAAAACGATGACACAATTCACACTGGGACAGTCCCATCCTTCCGTTAAGAGCATTGAATTACAAAGTACGTTATATTTATCTTGCTCAAAATCTTGCAGTACTTCTGCGCGATCGTCGCTGTTACCGTTTACTTCAGTAGCTCTAAAACCGACCTGATTTAAAATATCTTTAAACTTTTGGCTAGTTTTTACTAAAGGCAAAAACACTACAATTTTGCGTCCTTGACAATATTTCATCATTTCTTGTGCTATTTGATAAAGATATGGATCTAAAGCCGTTCCTAAATCGCTGGCTTTAAAATCTCCGCTTTGCATACCTACGCCTGTGATATCCAGTTTTAGAGGTATCGTTTGCGCTTTAATTTTGCACAGATACCCTTCTTTAATCGCCTTGACTAAACTATATTCATAAGCCAGACTGTTAAAATACTGTCCCAAATTCCGCATGTCAGTACGATCTGGCGTTGCAGTAACACCTAAAATCTCAGCGTCTTCAAAGTACTGCAATACTTTTTGGTAACTATCTGATATCGAGTGATGAGCTTCATCAATAATAATTGTGTCAAAATAATCAACTGTAAATTGTTGTAATCTTTTTTCTCTTGTTAAAGATTGTACCGAGCCAACAACGACTCGGTACCAACTTCCTAAACAGCTTTCCTCTGCTTTTTCCACCGCACATTTCAATCCAGTGGCTTTTTCTATTTTATCGCTGGCTTGTTCTAAGAGTTCAGCCCTATGCGCCATAATTAGGACGCGATTTCCTTTGCGTACACATTCTTCTGTGACTTTAGCAAAAACAATCGTCTTACCCGTGCCAGTTGGGAGGACAAGCAGCGTTTTCTTGTTTCCCTTCTCCCACTCTTCGAAAATCGCTGCTTTAGCTTCCTGCTGATATTTTCTAAGTTCCATTATTATTTAGAAAGAACCGGCTTTAAATGTAGCTTGTGGTTGAGTGGGAGCATTATCAGATGCATCATAAAATTTCCTTACCTGATTGAATTTTTTTAATTCACCTTTATCATTCGTATATTCATGAATACCGATCTTCGCTTTTCCTTTGGCACCAATGACATTATTCCAATTCATTTTAATGCGTTCGCCATGCTTCTTTTGTCCAATTGCACAGAAAAATGCACTTAACATACCTTCAAATTTGCTATATAAAAATAAATTATGATTAATTGTTGTAGTGCCCTCGTCCGTAGTAACCTGCAATTTTAATTTTGCTTGGTTGCAAGGTGGAACTTTTTCGCTACCATTGTATTTTGCACGTTCAAATGCAGTTACTTCAAAAACATAATCACCTTCCGGTAATAATATGAATTCTTGCGAATCCTGCTGAATCTCATCCTCCCAACCTAATTCCATTCCTTCTGGTGTTCCCATGCTATCAAAAATACTCATAAACTTTCTCCTCCAATATTTTCATTAAATTAGAATGGTACTTCGCGCAATTCTTTGATTGCTGCAAATACTTGATCCCATGCTCCAACTAAGCAGCCTTCAATGAATCCAGGATCATAATTTGAAATCAATGTATCCTTAGGATAATACCCTTTATCACTAACGATTTCTTGAATTTCTTCGACCGTAACATTGTTTTTGATCATTAAATCAGCTAAAGATTTCGGTATGTTCTCGGGCAATGGTTTGATATCTTTCTTTTGATCCACTGCTTTATTTTGTAGCTTAGTAGTAGTATTTTTTTCTTCTGTTTGTGCAGCGGCATTATTTTTAACTTCATTCTTTGTTTTCTGCTCTGTAGCCGGTTCTGGTGATGGAACAGCATGGCTCTGTGTCATTAGAACATCTTTTATAGGCTCAGGTTCCTGAGAAGAATCATTGGGAATGCAATAACCAATCTGCTCATATTCAAAGGGTAATTCTTCTTTGAGATCATGACGATTTTTTGCGTCCCAGCAGGGGTGGTGCTGCGTATACATGATACGCATGCCACCCTGTGCCTTTTTCTTTTTATCAACTTCAACTACCCGCTGCCGATAATTTGCAAAGAGGACCATATCTGCCCACTCTTTTACAAGTGCTGAGGTTTGCGAACCAGTTTTATTGCCGAGTTTTAATTCGTATCGATCAAAGCTACCACATTCATCCGGCAATTCAAATTTACGAATTAGTGAATGTGCGGTTAAAACTACATTGATACCGGCTTCTGTTACATCACTCAAGAGATTTAACAGCCTGCCGAATTCTTCTTTAACGTAGATGTATCCCTTGCCGTAGCCAAAATCTTCAATACCTTTTTTGTCATAGGTAGCGCATACATGCTTAACACATAGCTGCTCGGCCCAGTCGATCGTATCAATGATTAAAGTTTTGCAGCACCCCGGTGTATTTTTTACTTCACTGATCATTTGGATCATCATGGTCCAACTTGATGGCTTTGGCAGTCTTGCAACATCTAAAAGGTTGGTACTTCCTTCTGTATCAATAAATAGAGGATCCGGAAACTTTGCTGCAAAAGTCGATTTACCAATACCTTCTGGTCCATATACAATAACTTTTTGAGGTTTAAAGACCATGCCTCGCGTAATATTTAATGCCATAAAAACTCTCCTTTCTTAGTCCTTTATTTCTACGTGATCTAATGCGAATTTTATAAGCATGCATGCAACTTTGTGAATTGGTTGATTTGTTTCCGTTGCAATCGCTGTAACTTGTGAATGAAGTTCTGTTGTTACTTTTAGAGGTTTAGGATAGATTTCAGTGGTAAACGGATCTTTTTTAATAATTAAAATGTCATCTTGCATTTAAAATTTCCCTCTTTCCCAAGTATTTTGTTTAGGTGCTTCAGGCTGAATGATCGTTGCTATGTCTTCACCTTTTACGTAGCCATCTTCAATAATGATGCTGCATTCGTCTTGTGAAGTGCTGACACGAGTTGCAATAACCTGCAAGCCTTCCTGCTCAAGCCATACTCCAAATTCTTGCATAGATTCGACGTCCATTTGTTCGAGCTTGTCCATTAATACGAAACCACAATTCGGATTTAATTTTCGGACAATCGCGGTTGCTACTTTTAGTTGTTCAGCACCGCTCATGTTGTCCCACTTATATCCTTTATAAATCAACTCACCATCTTTTACAGATAACTCTGCTAGTGGCAGATCCGCATTTTTAAGTAAATCTATTTTTGCCTGTCTGACTTTATCTATTTGAGTTGTTAAATCATCATATTGCTTTGTATATTCAGCAGCATCCATTTCTGCTTTTTCTTTATCATAATTGGCACGAACTTTAATATTGATTTCATCAATGTTTGTAATATTTTTTTCAAGTTCTGCCGTGCTTTCATCTTTAAGGTCCTTTGCAGACTTGCTGGCAATTTCAAGATCAGAATATACGCTATTTTGTTCATTGATTAATTCATTTAGTTTGGTTTTTAAATCCTTGATCGTTTCCCCTAAAGTTTTATGTTGATCTCGTAAATATTGAACATTTTGACGCTTGCGGGCATTTTCACCATTACGAGCTAATATATCCTGCTGTTTTTTGATAAGATCAGCAGCACTAACTGGCTCTTTCGGTGCTTCCGGATAACTAGTCATTTCGGCAGCAAATTTTTTCTTTTGATCAGCAATGCGACCAAATTCAAGCCTACGATTATAGAGCTGCGTTTCTTCGGTTTCCAACTTGTAGAGCTTGTCCCCTACACCAATAATCTGCAATAAGATATTTGCTTTTTCCTTATTGTTGGCCGACATGAATTTAGGTAAGTTAAGTGCCATTTGATCAATGAATGAATCTAGCAGTTGTTGTCCGCCCTTGTTACCATCCGGATCCAAAACTTTTAAGGAACTATTTTTCCCTTTACGTTCTACAACCAACCCATTCGAAAGTTGAATCTTTAGGTGGGGTGGATTTACTGAGCCTTCTCGATTTGGCTCTGATGGCTTAAACCTGTCACCACCTAAAGCCCAAGCAATTGCATCTATCACAGAAGTTTTACCTTGTTGATTCTTACCGCCAATTACCGTTAATCCGCTTTTTGTTGGTTCCATTTTTATTGCTTTGACACGTTTTACGTTTTCAATTTCAAGGTTATTTATCTTTATCAACTTGAATCACTCCTTTCAGCCCAGCTACACATTTTTCACAAACACATTTATTTTTAAAGCTGACCGTTTTATCTAAGCTCCCACAGATCACACAAGCCCCGGAAGGTATATACTTACGAAAAATCACTTTGTCTTGATCTACGTAGATTTCTAAGCTGTCCTTTTCTTCAATTTCAAGCGTGCGACGTAATTCAATTGGAATTACTACTCTGCCTAATTCATCTACTTTACGAACAATTCCAGTTGCTTTCATTCATAAAACACTCCTCATTTGATTTTTTAATCATTCCGTGTTACACTGATTCCGAAAATTATTTACGTTTGATCACGTTAGTTGGCGCTGACGTGATCTTTTTTATCCCATATTGCTCTAAAATGATCGTTTTAGTTGGGCCTACAATTTTACGCTGTTTTACAAGACCACCATTTTTACTGTACCAGCATTCATATAGACGACCTGTTTTGCTGCACCAAAGCCGATAACCATTGAGACCATTATGATCAAACCTAAGCATTTTATCGCAGTCAATTGGGTACTGCTCTGTCACCGTTTTCGCCTCCTTCGCTTACGTTTCTTACCTGCTTGTCTAAAATCTTCATAGCAGGTTCTGTCGTCTGCACAAACTGGCACTAATGTTTGACTGTAAGGTAATATTGCCCATAGCAGGCGCGTTGTGGTTTTACCACATCTAGCACAGTACATTACTCAATCATCCATATAACTGCAGCAGCAATACATATCGATAATACAAGCAGAGCATCTTGCCCGCGTTGCGTTAAGTATCTGTTAATCATGTATTTTCCTCCTTACTAAACACACTGATATTTTTTGATTTTCACAGAGTATACGAAGATGCTTGATTTTTAAAATTTTACAAATGTACATCGAGTTTCACCTCGCTTTCTACGCAAGCCGATTCTTTCGTGGTCTGCCACGGAGTGCTGGTTTAGTAGCCTCTTTAATAATTTGATTTACAAGTTTTATTTCGAACCTATGATGACCACGTGCCATATCTGCAAGCCATTCATCAAATAATTCACGATGTACTTTTAAATGAGTTCCGACAAAGAATGATGGGAAGTCACTTTTACCTAAAGTAGCTAAAACAGCATGCGCTCGAATAATACTTACGTTTAAGTCACTATACTTTGCCGCCTCCTGTGCCGTTAAAACAGCTTTGCGCCAAATCGGTATTGGTTCATCGTATGACATTGTTCTCACCTCACTTTGTAGGAATTTATTGCCCCCTGTCGAATATTGGTATATTGAGGAAGGAGGTGTTATTTATGACTTCAGCTCATATCCACTTGAAATCCGGTTCCGTTATTGAGATAAAAAACTTGACTGCCATCAATGTTTTTTACGGCAATGGAACCAAAACCTACGAAGATACTGACTTTACTCTTGTCCCCTTTAAAGAACAGCTTCCTTATGCGTTCATAGGTGAGAATAAGAATATTTCTCTTTCAGGTATAGAGATTCATTATGTTGAATTTATCAATGCCTAATTCGAAACATCATTAACCTCTATGCGAAGCGTATATATAACATCAATGTGCGCTTCGCATATCTTTTTTATAATTTTTTCCGCCTCCTCCCAAGATCCATTCGGCGGACTTATTACAACTGTTAGTTCCATATTTTTCACCTCACTTTCTAACAAATAATTACTTCATACTCAGGACAGTTAAAATCTTCACCGTTACGATATTCAATCATCGCATAGAATTTATCGTCGCCGTGATATAGCTTTGGTATCCTGCAATCTTGATGCACACACCCACTGCCTGTACTTAAAGTTTGTCCGCCTTCCTTTGACCAAGGTGTTGCTTCTTGAAGTCCCCGGCTAATTAAATGCGCCACTCCAGCCGAACGCGTAATGAAGATTTTGTAACTCGAATTATTCACGTTCTCACCCCCTCTCACTCTGGAAATTTATTTTGATACCCAAGATTTTACAGGCTTTGTTAATGGAGTCTTCGTTCCAGCGTTTATCGGCTCTTTGATCCAATAACTTATAGACATACGGAACTGACAACCCAAGTTTTCCCGCAAACCACGAAACACTTTTTTTCTGTCTATTAAGCTCATTTTTAATTGTTAATGAAAAATTCACTATAACCACCTCTCTCCTATTGGTTTCGTTGTTATGGCTATATATTAACCCTATAAGGATATTAATTCAACGAGCAAATTAGCCCAATAAGGATAATTATAACCCTAAGCCTTCATTTTTCTCCTAATAGGTGCTATTATCGCCTATTTTCACCCTATGAGGATATTGAATTAATTATCCTAATAGGATAGAATTAGATCAAACAAAAGAAAGCGGGTAGCACTAATATGGATGAATTTCCTAATAATTTACGGCAGATAAGAGTGTCACATCCTGACAAATCGTTGAGATCAGGAAATAAAATCGCTGCCTTACTGGGGGTAACCCCTCAATACTATTACAAATTAGAAACAGGAAAAGAAAATAAACGTTTAAATATAGATCACCTTAACCAACTCACAAAAATATTTGGCGTTACTGCCGACGAGATTTTGGGCAATCAGCCTTTATCTGACGAACCAGCATCCGAAAATAAAAAAACACCCAAGGATTTAGCTAAATTCCTTGAGCAAACAGAAGTTATGTTCGATGGCGAAACATATAAACTTGACAATGAAGATAAAGCAAAACTAAGGGCAGCCTTAGAATTCGGATTTTGGACTGCAAAAGAGAAGAATAAAAGAAAGAAAAAATAGTTTCAGGTGGTGTCATGGATGAACATACCCTTACGAGTAAGGAATTTAGTAAATAAGCACGGCACATCTAACCCTTTAATGATCGCAGCAGATTTAAATATCGATGTAATAACCTATGACCTGCCTGTATCTATTCGAGGATTCTTATTAAAAGTTCTAAGGCGAAAAATTATTTTTATCAATAATAATCTAGCCGAAGTGCAGCAGCTCATCGTACTTTGTCACGAGTTAGGACATGCTCGGTTACATAGCGGATATGGCTACTATCTGCATCCGGATATGACGTATTACGTATCCAGTAGCCGTGAGCATGAAGCAAATGAATACGCTTTGAATTTACTTATGTATTCGCATAATGTAGATTACAATTTAGCAAAGGTCATGCTGGATAATCTTAAAACCGCGCCCAAACTTGTACATAAAATGTTGAGCGAACTGGCAACTTATGATGATTTTTGCTAAAACATAAAATTTTTTACCCATTTCACAGAACATATGTTCTTGACAAAAAGGAGGAACTATTAATGGATAAAGACCAATTTACATATAAAAGAATCATTAGAGACGACATGTACTGTATTCTTTCTGACACTGGCAATGAAAATAAATTATCAGATGAAGCATTACAGTCAATAGAGGATTTTAAAAAGTTCATTAATGAAAAATATGCTCTCGACTATAAATAAAATTTAAAACTAACCAATCAAACAACTAACTGACTCCTGTAGAAAGGAGAATATCATGGCAACAATAAGAGAAGATGGTCGCTTACAATCTAGCGTAACTGTCACAAATCCAATTACGGGAGAAAAGAAAAAGAAATACGTCTACGGTTATACCGAAGAAGAACTGGAGACAGAAAGAGATCTCGTAAAAAACTCTGTGCTAAATATCGTAAAAATCACATTTAAATCTTGGGCTACTGATGTACTCAGTTACAAACTTAGCGAGAAAAAAATCTCTCTTGGAACTTACGAATCCTATGATTCCGTATTGGAAAATCATATATACCCAACACTCGGAAGTGCATACGTTGATCAAATTACCCCCTTCATGCTTCGTAAGGTTTTTAAAGAGGTAAAAGCACCACGTATGAAGCAGTATGTTTATACAATTGTTAAAAGTATTTTTAGCCAAGCTTTTAGAGACAGGATGATACCATTTAATCCTTGTGATTCAATCGATAAGCCACAGGTAGAAACACGTGAAACAAAAGTTATCGATGTTGTAGAATTTAAAGATATCCTGATGCACATGCCGTCTGTACAGTTTAAATATATTGCTAAGACCGCGTGGGAATGTGGATCCAGGCGCGGCGAACTGGCTGCACTACGTTGGACTGATCTTGAATTTAACAATAACGTCATAGCAATCACTAAATCACGAAAGAAAACTAAAAAAGCTACCATTGAAGGTAATACCAAAACATCTGCCGGCAAACGTCGCTTACCTGTAACAAAAGAGTATATGCATGAAATGAAAGTCTGGAAAATGCTTCTTCGCGGTATGCTTGCAGAAAGAAATATCCCGTGGGACATACATGGCTATGTGTTCCGTGCTTCGGATGATATGAGTCAGCCGATTCCACTTGCTACAATCACAAATACTTTTGCAAAAATCGTAAAAAAAATGGGACTGCCTAAAGGGACAACATTCCATTCCCTTAGACACTCCCACGCTACTATGTTAGTCGAAAACGATGTTCAAACTAAAAAAATCCAAATTCGACTAGGACATTCATCGGCAGCATTCACTCTTGATCGTTACACGCATTCTACTGAAAAAATGCAAAATGGTATTGCAGAGATCATGCAAAAAAATCGTTAG